TGGTATCCAGTTGCAAGCGCGCTCACGCGAGCACGCGAGCGGATACGAGAAACTCGTCGCTGTTGCAGTGAATTTGAACGCAGTTCACAATGCAGTTGTCGAGATTGCTAGTGGCGAGAACTATACTATCAAAGGCGCTAAGCAGACGTCGCCCGTTGTTCCGTTAGGCACAGCGGGCAGCCCGTCTACAAGAAGGAGGTACGCGTTTACACTGAACTTTTTAGTCACGATTACAAATAGTTAGTATTTGAAAGGGCACACAAATGGGATGGATTAACGACGGGTTTTCGACGACGATGTACTTTAGCAACGCGCCTTCTGGCGTGACATTGTACTTTGAAGAGATCGATGTCACTCCGCCAGGTGTTGACATGGGCGGGCCGAATGACACGACGACGATGCGAAATTCAACGTGGCGAACTCGCCAGCCGAAGAAACTCAAAACGCTGACGCCTATGACAGCTACATGCAAGTATGATCCGAGGATCTACTCGCAGATTCTCGACATGATAGGCGTTATCACAGATGTTGTGGTAACGTTCCCTGACGGCGAGACTGAGCAATTCAAAGGCTGGATCGACAAGTTCATTCCGAACGCACTCGTCGAAGGTGAAATGGGCACAGCTGTCGTTACAGTTGAGCCGTCGAACCAGAGCGCTGCTGGCGTCGAAGTCGCTCCGGTGTACCAAGACAACTGATCGTGCAGCGTAGTGCGCTGTAGCAACTAGTCACTACTTTAAGATGCAGAGGCTTTTACAATGGTGGACTTAACTGTTCTCGAGTTTGAACTTGCTTTGAAGTTTCAGAGCATCAACATCAAAGGACTTGACGGTGTCACGCAAGAATACTTGGTATGCGAGATGACTGGCACTCAGCTCGAGGAATACTTGAACTCGATGAAAGACCGTGTCATCATGGACGGCGGCAGAGTCGTCGGAATGAAGCAGTTCAATGGCATGTACACGTCGTTGCTTGCTCGTACCACCAAGAGATCAGATGGGTCGTTTGTACCTCTTGCTGAGCTCGACAAGTGGCCGGCGAGCCTTCAGAAGAAGCTGTTCAAGATTGCTCAGACGCTGAACGACCTCGACGACGAAGCTGGGAAGCGCGTGGGAAACGCCTGACGGGCGTGACAGCTAGCTGGTATGAATTAGCTGACAAGCTGCATACGCCCGTCCAAGTTCTTATGCGACAAACGTCTGCTTCAGAATTTTCGACGTGGAAAGAGTACTTTAGATTGAAAGAAGAACGCGACTTAGTAGAGCATAATAAATGGGAGTTCTATGCTGCGATGATAGCAGCAGAAGTTCGCAGAAGTTATGTAAAGAATAGTTCGAAAGTTTCAATCAAGGACTTTTTGATTGATTTCAAGCGAGCTTTAGAACTCTCTAAGAAAAAGGTACTTGATAAGCCGCGTACCCGTGAGGACGCAGCACAACGTGCAAAGGCCGCAGTACGTCGATGGCTTAGGAGATAGTCGAAGATGTTCAACCTTGATCTCGGAAACTTGATGGTGCATCTTAAGGGCGAGGACTCGTCATACAAGCGTATGATGCACTCTGCTCAAGTGACACTCTCTAGTCTGGCCTCAAAGGCGGTGGCCACGGGCAAAGTCGTAGCGGGCGCTGTCGCAGGCTTGTCTATGGCGAGCGTCGGATTGTTTGCAAGGTTCGACGATGCGATGGTTAAGTCAACGGCTATCATGGGCAACTTATCAGAAGAAACAAAGCGACGTATGCGAGACGTTGCAATTGCACTTTCAAAAGAAGGCGTTCAGTCAGCAAAGGAACTCGCTGATAGTTACTTCTTCCTCGCGTCCGCTGGCTTGAATGCAGAACAATCTATCGGCGCCCTGCCTGTCGTGCAAAAGTTCGCGACAGCAGGCGCCTTTGATATGGCCCAAGCAACTGACTTGTTGACGGACGCTCAAAGTGCACTTGGCATAACTTCGAAAGATACAGCAACGCATCTTGCTTATATGACATATGTTGGTGACATGCTGGTTAAGGCAAATGTCTTAGCTAATGCGTCGGTCTCGCAGTTCAGCAAGGCGATCACCAACGAGGCCGGCGCTGCTATGAAGAACTGGAACATCCAGCTCGACGAGGGCGTCGCGATTCTCGCCGCGTACGCAGACCAGGGTACGAAGTCCGAAGAGGCTGGTTCGTCGTTTGGTCGCCTGATCCGTCTACTCACGCAAGCGTATTCTGAGAACGAGAAAACGTGGAAGGAGATGAAGATAGAGCTCTTCGATGACGAGGGCTTCTTCCGGTTGACCGGCGTCATCCAGGACCTTGAGCGAGAGCTCGGTAGCTTGCCGCCTGAAGCCAAGGCCGCGACACTCGCGTTGCTTGGCTTTGAGGCGCGGTCTCAGCAGGTCATCTTGCCGTTGCTCGGAGCGTCTGAAAAGATCCGCGAGTACAATAAGGAACTGAAGAATGCCGCGGGCACTACGCAAGACGTCACTGATAAGCAGCTTACATCGTTCATTGCTCAGTGGAAGATGGTCTGGCACAGCGTTACTGCAGCTGGTATCGCTATTGGTGCAATCGTTGCTGAGTATCTTCCGCCACTTGCTGAGTTCTTTAAACGCTTTGCTGAGTGGGTCCAGAATAACGAAGTTGTAATTCGTGAGTGGATTGAATCACTCGCTCGAGCGTTCGACTGGCTGTTCAAAAAGATCAAGGCCGTGTCTGATTGGACTGCGAAGACTCTCGGACGTAGCGAGGTGATAGCACAAGCCCGTGAGCGCTACAAGCAGCAGACTGGTGATACACAGGCTTTTGAAAAAGTCATGGTTGGCGGCGGTACGTGGGGCGCACATTTTGAAGAAGTACTTCCAAAGTTCAAACAAGAATGGGCTGCTGCACTCCGATGGGCCGAATCAGAATACAACGATTTCTTTAAAGACAAAACGCCATCTTTGCCAAAAGGCATGGGCGCATCACCGTTTAACTATGATGGCAACGTGAATGTGCCTAGTACGCCGAGCATGCCTGCTGTGCCTACTATGCCGGCCTTTGAGGTCGATCCGAATTGGCGCGATAAGTTGGCTAACGCTAAAAGTGTCGAAGATACTAAGATGACAGCAGGTGAGATTACTGACGCTATTCGATCGATGTACGATGCGATCGGGCGTATGACTGAAGATTCGTATAATGCTCAAGTACAAGCACTTGAAACTGTTGCACAGAAATACCGCGACAATGCAATTGATGCTGTGCTCATCGAAAAGTGGAAAATCGAAGAAATTCGTAAGCTTAATAATCAACTTGCGAAGGACAGCGATAACTTCTTTGCTGGATTTAAGGCCGGCATCGATGACATGAAGCAGCAGCTGGGCAGCTACGGCCAGCTAGGATACGACGTTAGTAACCAGCTCGTCGAAGGCTTTGGCGACGTTACAGCAAACATGACTCGTAACATTGACAGCGTAAGCGAGTCATTGCGTCGGCTCGGACAAGACATTGCAGCTGCCATCGCAAAATGGGCTACAATGAAACTTATAACGACGGGCCTGAATATGTTAGCGCCAGGGTCTGGAACTATGTCTGGTGTACCTACAGGCGCTACAGTAGCGCACTCTGGCGGAGTACTTGGGCACGATGTACTGCCAATACGCAGCGTATCGAGTGACGTATTCACGAGTGCCGTGCGAGCACACAACGGACTCATGCCCAACGAACGCCCAATCGTTGCTCGCAACGACGAGGCAGTACTCACACCTGAGCAGATGCGAATGCTGGGTGAAGGGCAGACTCGCAACGACGACGTAGTTGCCGCGATCCGCGAGCTGGAGAAGAAGATGCGAGTCACGGTCGTCGCGGTCGACGAGCGCCCGAGCGCCGAGAAGTACCTCAAGAGTCGCGACGGCCAGCGACAGGTCGTGACGATAAGTCGAAAGAACAGAACCGCAATTAACGGGTAAGAACATGGGACTGACGCGATACCTGAGAAATGCAGAGAACGACCATCTCTTTGGCAATGCTGAATTTGTACAGCCAACAGTGTTCGTCTTCTTGTCTACAGCTGACCCTGGTGTTACTGGCGCTGGGCTCGCCGAGCCGACAGCAGAAAGTTATGCTGCAGTAGAGACGGAAAATTCTGACTGGACAGAATCCGTCGATGGTGTTGTGACAAATGTTGCTGACATTGAGTTCCCTGCACCGGCAGAGAACTGGGGCTTAATTACGCACGGTGGGCTCAAGGACGGCGATGGCAATGTGTTGGCATCAGCAGAGTTGCCCACTGCTCAGAACGTCACGGCTGGTTCGACGGCCCCCATCATTGCGGCTGGTAAGATTACGCTCACTCGAAATTAAGGTGGTCCAATGCCAAATAACTTTGCAGGCGAAGGCGGGTGTGTTGCTGTTTACAACTTTGAATCTTTGCCAGAAGCTTCGCCAATACTCATCTCTGCTAGTTCAGAGTACAGCAGTACATACTCCGCGTTTTGGGCGTTTTCTACGAGTAATAATTATTGGCGTACTACTACCGCGGGCGCGTTACCGTGTTGGATAAGTATTGACCTAGGTACTGAAAGGTCTTGCGTCATTACTTCGTATTTAATACGTTCATCTAGCGCTGGTAACGGAGAGAGTGCACCTAAGGCGTGGACCTTTGAAGGTTGGAACGGATCAAGCTGGGTTACTATCGACTCACAAACTAATCAAACTGCATGGGGCTACTTAGCTAATCGTACGTTTGAATTTGATAATTCTACTGCGTATAGTAAATATCGCTTTGTAATTACAGAAAACAATGGTAGTACAACAGTTCAGATCGCATTAATTCGACTATACAACGTAAATAGTTCTAACATGGTCGGAGTAGATTGCCGTGACAATACATTAAGCAGCGTAAAGATAGTAGATTCTAAAAACACAAATCACTTGTATGGTTGCGGTGTTAGCGAGGCTCCAAGTAGGGACACAACTAACTTTAAGCAAGGCACATCTAGTGTAGACCTTGAGAAAAGCAACCATAATGCAATTGGCATAACTGGTGATGATAAGCTCTCGTCAAGCTTTCCGCTGAAGTATGGCACGACAAATTACACAGTTTCGTTTACGCTCTGGCTTAGACTCGAGAGTCAGCCCCCATTTGCATACCAAGCTTTAATACTTATATTGCGTTACAACGATGCTAGCGATTACATGGGGCTAGCGCTATACAACGGCAATACTTATAATGGTTTTCGTTTTAAGATTAAATCAGACAAGACCTTTTTTGGGCCTTCGAGCACTGTAACACCGCAAATTACAAGCGGTAATTGGTACTTTGTTGCTTGTGGGTGGGACCATACAAATCGTAAAACGCGTATGTATGTCTGGGATCCGGTTACTGAAAGCGCACTTGCCGATGATGAAACTACGTATAATTTGAATACATACGGAACACCAATAATTTCTGACTATGGCTTTTATCTTGGTAGCTCGAAGGCTTATAACTCTGGCGATAGTACATACTGGGACGGCAATCTTGATGAGGTCACGGTTTGGAACCGCGCTCTGACAAAAGATGAAATTGAGCAAATTCGAGATGGCATTTTTGGTCCGTCATGGGAGTTGTCGTTTACAGAGACGAACGAACTATCAATCGAAATATCGTCGGCTGCGTTGACGCCAACTGGTTCACCTGTATGGCCGCTGTTTGAAATACTGTCATGGAAAACTGACATACTTCGTCCACTGAGCACAAGCAAAGAGCAGCGGGTAGCACTTCGGCGGTATCCCCGGCAGGCGTACCGTGGGTCAATGTTGTTGCTCAACATGGACGAGCGCACGCGGGTAGAGAACTTACTGCACGAGCGGCTTAAGGCCGGTGTCTGGATGCCGCTGTGGCACGATCGCCGCGTACTCAGTGATGGAGTCGAAGCTGATGCTGGGTACCTTGGCATCGACGAGAGCACAGCTGACTTTCGTAGTGGTGAGTACGCAATAATCTATAAGTCGGAACTTGAGTGTGAACTTGTGCGCATTGAAGGTGCAGCGTCTGGCGGCGGGCTTTATATTACTGGGCCTGCGGTCGCGTATGAGGGACCGGTAGTTGTAGCCCCAGTTCGTAAAGCAACGTTTGTTGCACCTGTGACATTCACACCCCTTGAAGACGACAGTCAGCTAATGGAATTCGCTGTTGTGTTCTCCAATAGTAGTTACGTGTCTGGGCATGTAGCTGGTCAAACGTATGCCGGACTTGAAGTGTTGTCATGGCCTTCATTAGAATTTGATGGCCGTAACCATGAAATGGACCCTGACTATACATTAGTAGACAACGGCATAGGCGCTGTGAGCACTCTTGACTACACCGAATTTAATATAACTCGCCAGTCACATACATTTCATATACAAGGCAACGACGACTGCTGGGCTTTTCGTAAGTTCTTACATGCTATGCGCGGTTCTCAAAAGACTTTTCTAGTTCCGACTTGGGAAGATGACTTGATATTAACGCAAGCTTTAGGTAGCGGCAGTGTCACAGCGTATGTGCAGTACGCCGGGCTTGCGGCGCACTTGAAAGTAAATGCGCTTCGGAAGTATGTAGCTTGTCGTACGCCAGCTGGAGGTGTAGCAGTAGCGACGATTTCTAGTATTGTCGTGGCATCTGGTAAAGAAGAAAGTTTAACGCTGTCTGCACCGCTAGGTGTAAGTCTTAGTGCAGGTACTAGTTTGATGTTTGTAGATAAGTGCAGATTCGCAGATGACGAGATCGTACTTGAGTGGTACCAACCCGACGACCTCGTATGTCGAACAGCACTAGTAAGAGTGGAGCAGTGACATGGGCTATAGTGCAGATGAAATCTCTGTACAAGATGGGATGCTAATTGAACTGCATGAATGGCATCTTGCTGGTACTTCAGTTTATTGGCGCTATACTGCTAGCGAAAGTAATGAGACGTATGATGGCAATACGTTTAGGTCGCAGCCTGGTTTACGCCGTTCAGACTTTGAACAAGCAGATGAGCCACTTAAAGACGAGCTTGAAGTTACACTTCCAATTGACTGCCCTTTTACGTCCCAGTTTATTTTAAGCCCGCCTGATGGCGTTGTAGAATACACACTGTATCGTGGGCACGACAGTGACTTTACGATGTATTGGCAAGGCCGTCTTAAGCGCATTGTTCCGATTTCGTCATCACACGAAGCTGTTGTTTCGATGGGTCCACCTACCGATGACTTTGAGAACAGCGTATCATACATGCGGTTTCAACGCAACTGTTGTACAACTTTGTTTTCAACTATATGCGGCGTCGATCCAGATGCATCTGGCGCGAACTACGAAATCACAGGTACTGTTGTTAGTATTAACGGTTCAGTAATAGAAGCAACGCAGTTTGCAGCTCTTGACATGTTTTGGCTTGTTGCAGGTTGGCTTAAAATTGGAAATACTACAAGGCGCATTATTTCTCAAGATACTGGTACATCTACAGTGACTGTTATTGGAACGTTCCCTAGCGCTACTGTTGGTGCTAGCTTTGTAGCAAGAGTTGGGTGTGACTTGACTTTTGATATGTGCGTTAGCAAGTTCAACAATGGATTAAATTTTCGTGGCCAGCCATGGATTCCGTCGAATGAGCCCTTTACGCAAAGGACTATCGCATGATCGACATCTTAGCATTTTTACCAACTATCGGCCAGATCATTTGGTACATTATCATCATTGCGATCACAACTGGCATTGGGTATTTACTTCGAGAAAAGCCAGACGATCCTGATGCTGCAACACTTGACCAACTTGAGTTACCTACATGCGAGCTTGGTACGCCGTATCCAATGATCTTTGGCACACCGCCACGATTTAAAGGCTGTATGGTTCTATGGTATGGTGATTTATATGCGCATAAAATTCGGGTAAATGACGTTACGATTGGGTATGCGTATTACCTCGGCGTTCATATGGGCATATGTCATGGCAATGTCGACGGCGTGCTACAACTATGGGCCGAAGAATTCCCAATCTGGCCCAGGCTAAATGACAAGTCTCATTATGCAGATGATTACCAAACAAGTACTGGCTGGATTGCTGGGCATGATTTATGGGGCGGACGCAAAAAGGGTGGTGGCGTTGGCGGTGATGTTGATATTTTGTATGGAGAAGTAGACCAGCCTGTAAACGATTATCTTGTAAGTAAAATCAGTCCAAGTATCCCGGCTTTTCGTGGTATCTTGACACTGGTTTTTCGTAAATGGTACTGGGGCAAATCACCACAGTTGCCTATGATACAGTTTGTTGTACGACGAACTGGGTACTTGCATGCAGGTGGAGCACAATGGTACTTAGGCAAAGCTAGAATGTCTAATAACTTTGATTTGAACGTCGTGCATGTTATCCGAGAGCTACTCACAAGTGACATCGCTGGCCTTGGAATTAGCACTGATTTAATTGATGCAACGTCCTTTGAAGATGCAGCTGACGTATGTTATACCGAAGAACTGGGAATCTCATATCGGTATGTACCTCACCGTGGCGCAGTGAAAGATTTCTTAGTTCTACTTGAGCGCATCATGAGTGGAGTGTTATATTGGGATCATGCTACTGGGCTATACAAAATTAAACTCATTCGTGATGACTATGTTGAAGGCGACTTAAGCACATACACTGAAGACGATTTTGACATCGAATTTTTCATGCGCCCAGCAATGAACAGTGTGCCAGCACAAACTATTGTATGGTATACTGATCGTGACTCTGCAAAACGAGCTCCGGCATACGATAAAGATGCTGCAATTGGTGCTACACAAAACACAATTCCAACTGTTCAAGAACTTGACTACTTGCCGATTGTTGACTCGGATGTTGCATCGTTCTTAGCTGCAAGAGAGCAGTACGCAGTATCACGGATGCCCGCTGCAATGACACTAGTTGCTAAGCGCACAATGCATGCCATTAATAGAGGCGACGTATTTAAAATCAGTCACCCAAAACTTGCTGCAGCTGGACTGCTTACTATGACAGTGCGAGCTATCAACATCGGTCGCGGTACTCTTGAAAACGGTACAATTCATATTGATGTTGCAGAGGACGTGTTTGGCACACCAACAGTAACTCTTGGTTCAATGCCGACATCAAATTGGTCAGTGCCAACTGCAACTGAAGGCACTGACTACGAAGTCAATAGCGTTGAATTTGAAGAAGTTGTGATTGCAACCTTAAATGAAAGCGTGGGATAATGGCATTTAAGTTTCATACAGAAGGCCGACAGTGGGCATTTGAAGTGCTCTTTAGTGAAGAGCAAGTAGTGCCTGCGTCCTTTTATGTTGGACTATGCACAGATGCTGATCTTGCAGAGAACGCGTCGTTGACAGACATTAACGAACTTGGTATTTTGTCTGGTGCTGATTTAGGGTACGTACGGCAAGCGCTTGAATCTTCTGCTCTTAAATGGACTTCTGAATCAACGGGATCAAATGATCGTAAGATCACGTCAGCAACAATCACATTTACAGCAGAGGATGCGTCAGGTGTTGTATGGAGCAATGCTAAAACGTGGTTCTTAGCAACAACTTCAAACAACGCTGGTAAATTACTGTGCTCAGGTCTTGTCAACAGCGGCACTGGATTTGCACTTACACAAGGCCAGCCGTACTCGTTCCAAATCGAACTTACCTGGCCCCAGTCATAAGGAATCTTTTGTGAAGACAGCGCCACTTATCGTTAGTCACTACACTGTGAATACTGGGTATCAAGCTGAAGTACAAAATCTTATCAATAGTCTAAATACTTTCAAACTCAACTACGCAATTACTGCAACAGCAAACCTCGGATCGTGGCGAGCGAATAGTAACTTTGTTGCATCAAATGTTCTGCGAGCACTTGAGGACAATCCAGGTCGCGACATTTTACGAGTTGATGCAGATGCAGTGTTCTTTGAACGGCCGACAGTTTTTGAGCAAGACGGGTTCGACGCAGACATCGCCGCGGTCGTGCATTCTTTTCGCTGGCGACAAAATGAGTTGATGGGCGGCACGCTGTACTTTAGAAACTGTCCCGAGGTCATCGAGTTCGTGCGACAGTGGGAACGCACGATTCGCAAAGACAAGCCGCTATCTAGGCCAGGTGATGCAATACAACACTTGTTAGCAATAAACGAATTCCAATTGAAGTTCGTTAAATTGCCGCCATCTTACTGTAAGATATTCGACCACATGAAAGATGTAGAAGGCGATGTAATTGTGCACTATCAAGCATCTCGCCGATTTAAGCAAGCCATAAACACAAGCCTTAGCAACTGAGGCAACTATGAAAGTGTGGATTGAAACAGCAGATCATGATCCGAATTTACTTAGCGGCAAAAGTTTGTTTTGCTGTCGACTTGCTCAAGAGCTACGAGTTTGTGGTATCAATGTCACGAGTGACGCGTCACAGCAGACAGACGTAGCTCTTAATGTAGCGCACATCCAAAATGCGAACGCTCGCACTAAGCTTCTTCGTATCGACGGCGTTTGGCACGATACTGGCAAAGACTACGCCAAGAAGAACCGGCCAATCATTGACGCGATCAGCAAGTGTGACGCCGTAGTGTACCAGTCGTATTTTGCTAAAGGCATGGCAAAGGCATACCTCGGGGATCACGACAAGCCGTGCGGGGTCATCTACAACGGCACCGTGGCCTCACTGTACGACGGGCCGCCTAGCGTGGTGCGGCCGCGACCGTATGCCGTCGCAGTGGCAAAGTGGCGCCCACACAAGCGGCTGAGAGACGCCGTCGAGTCGTTCTTGCTAGCGGGTCTTGATGCCGATCTGCTCGTGTTTGGTGACTGTGTAGAGTCAGGCTTGAGCGTCACTGACTGCGCTCAGTACGCAGAGACGGGCCGCGTCGTATTCTGCGGACGGGTCGATCAAGCGACGCTCGCTGGGTACCTCAAAGCAGCGGTGTGCAGCATCCACTTGTGCTGGTTCGATGCGTGCCCGAACAGCGTGGTCGAAGCGCTGTGCGCGGGTGTGCCCGTGGTCACGAACAACGTAGGCGGCACCCACGAGCTAGTGCGTCTAGCCTGTCCTGAAGACGCTGACTGGCTAGTGTGCGGTGTCGATGCGACGTACACTTGCAACCCTGTGGACTTGTATCGGCCGCCCCGCATCGACCGAGGCGTCGTCGCTGCTGCGATCGCGAGGTGCTTCTACAAACTCGCGCTTGTGGACCGTGCAGCGCTGTCAATCAAGCGCTCTGCTGACGCGTACTTAAATCTTATGGTAAGGCTATGCAACCAGACGTAACAGTAGTAACTACAGCATTCAATTATGCTAGGTATTTGCCAGAGCTTGCTAAATCGATTGAACGACAAAGCCTCAAGGTCCAGTGGGTCGTAGTCGATGACGCAAGTAAAGACGATCCGCAGTCTGCTGTTTGCAACACACGAATAAGTCAGCTTGACTTCATACGCCTCACTACAAATCATGGCTACAGCTACGCCAAGAACGTGGGCATTTGTGCCGCAAAAGCTAATTTCATCGCAATGATTGACGCAGACGACATGCTCACAGATGACTCACTTGCTGTTCGATTTAACGTGCTTCGTAACAGCAACAAATTGTGGGTGCACGGCGAAGCGTTATGTATCGATGAAAGTTGTAGTGACAAACCAAATACGCGGTATCGTAAAATAAATGAACAGAGACGTCACGAATTAGAAGCACAAGGTGTCGATCTTACAAAAACGTATCACCATCGGTTAGTGCACGCACAAACAGTCATGGTTAAACGCGAGTTTCATGAGCGCCTTGGACTGTACGATGAAAGTTTACGGTTTTCGAGTGACAACGAGATGTGGCGTCGTGCAATTCGATTTGGAGTATTGCCAGAGTACATTGATTTTGATGTTGCTATTTATCGAGTGCATCTTGGACGCATGTGTCAATCTGCATACAAGAAATCACGGGCCGCTGTTGTTAAACAGTACATCATCAATGTAGTTGAACAACGGTATCGTGAAGGCATCAATTCGTCGAATACGCCGGTACTTGAAAAGAGGTCATAATGTCAAGACGCCCGCTGCAAGACATTGTGAAGTGTCGCCGTTCCAACGTTCTTGTGATGCTTGGAAGTGCTCGTTCTATTAATGCTATAAGCGAAAACGAGTGGGCACTGCTCAAAAAATGCGATACATTAGCTATCAATAATTGGGTATACCATCCATTCTTTGTTCCAACTTTCTACTTTATTGAAGTTAAGCACTATGACTATAAAATTGTGCAACGGCGTTTGGCTGAAAAGTGGCGAGAGTACTGCAAGTGCAAGTTCATGTTTCTTAAAAACAAGACTGTCAAATTCTCTGATAACTCGTTTCATCGAGTTGACGCTCTTGTTCCGCCCAGTGCAGAAATATACGACGTTGAAATTAAGGCTCGTGATACACAGCGTAAAGGCCCGATTGATGCAAACTACAAGCCTTCAAAATCGTTTGTACTTACAAAGTCGTATGATGCTAGTGTAACAATGTTGCTTGAGTTAGGCTGGCGAATGGGCTACAATGTCATTGTACTATACGGAATGGACTTTTATCACAGCTACTATTTTTGGTCTGACGGCAGTCAAAAGTACGGCACGGTGCACCATTTAACAAACAAGGCACACGAAGGCAAAAGTCCTGATGCGAAGTACGCGACATACAAAATACAGAATTTCATCGTTGACTTTAGTGAGCGCTGGATGCGAGCTCAAGGAAAGTTGATGTTTGTCGGGTCTACAGACACGACGCTCTACCCAAAAATTCCGCATGTTAATTTATCGCGGCTAGAGGGAGTACCGTGAAAAACACGTACGACAAAGAAGCTGCAGTTCTTTTAGTGAGAACGCATTACGAGTTGAAGCGAAAAGAACTTTGCATTGTTCATATTGGCGGGTACGATGGCAGCTGGGGCGAGTACATTATGTCGTTGATGTACCCATTAAGAACGCGTCTATACGAGTGTGAACCGCATCCTGCTAATCATATTAAGTTATTTGAGTTGCTGGGTGATGATTGCCGCGTTACCATTGATGCACGAGCAATCAATATATTTAATGGCCAGTGTAAGATGTATGCTGATGCTAGTGTAGTGTCACAAAGTGCTACAACTGATGCAAACGAAATTGACACTGATGCTAATTGCTTTGACGTAAAGTGTGTGTCGTTTCCTACGCTTTTCAATGAGTACAAACTAGACCAGATCGACTTGCTTAGAGTTAATGCAGAAGGCGCTGAGTACAGTGCACTTGTGTATAATTCTGATTTAAGTTTCTTACAACGAGTAACTACACTACAAGTATGCTTGCATGTCCACCACAGTGGTTACGTTGGAATAGGTCCTAACCGTTTGCGAAATGCGTTCGTCAAACGCGTAGAAGACACTGGCCTAAAACTTGTGTGTGGCCACGATTTTGAAGACGTGCGAAAGAAAGTAAATGTGCATACGTGGCAGTTGTATACGCGATTAGAAACATGATCTAAAGGGCGACGCAATGAGTGGACTTTACGGATTAGCGAGCATAAACGTTGAATTAACTAGTCGGTGTAACAAAAACTGCTGGTGTTGTGGACGTCGTAAAATTGAAACAGAAAATCCAGAACTAGCAGTGTGGGGCGACATGGACTTTGAGCTCATCGAACGCATCGCTTCACAAATTCCAACTGGTGTGACAGTGCAACTACATAACAACGGCGAGCCGCTGTTACATCCATATTTCAAAGAAGCTGCTTTGATGTTCAACCATTGCTTTACGACCTTCGATACTAACGGTAAGTTGTTACTTGCTAAGTCTGCTGAAATCATTGAAATCGTTGATTCGATAGCGGTGTCTGTAATAGAAAACGATCCCGAGGCAGATGAGCAGTACGACTTGCTTAAACTTTTTCTTAAGGAGAAGGGCGACCGTAAACCACTAGTTGTCGTGCGTCTTAACGGCGTAGTCAACTCGCTGCGGTATAAGAATCTTGGTATACCAGTCGCGACACGGGCACTGCACTCGCCGATGGGCAGCTTTGACTATCAGTCAAAGCGAGTAACAGTGCCTGAGACTGGAGTGTGCCTTGACTTGATGCATCGTATGTCAATATGTCGCACTGGCGAAGTATCGATTTGTGTACGGCTTGATCCGTACCACAAAGGCGTTATTGGAAATGCGAATCATCAATCGCTGTCTGACATTTGGAATTGTACTCGTCGTCGCGCTTGGATAGAGGCCCACAAGCGAGGCCGTCGAAACGTTGTGCCACTGTGTTCAACATGTGAGTACTGGGGTCTTCCAACACCAAAATAAGGAGGCTAAAGTGTTTATCATAGCTGAAATTGGCATTAATCACAACGGCGAAGTTGCTATTGCAAAACGCATGATCGATGCTGCTAAAGACTGCGGATGTGATGCAGTAAAATTCCAAAAGCGGACGATCGAAAAAGTGTACTCAAAGGCTTTTCTTGACACACCAAGAGAGTCACCGTGGGGCCACACGCAATACGACCAGAAACGTGGCCTTGAGTTTGGACTTGCTGAGTATTCTGCAATCGACATTTACTGCAAGTCTGTTGGCATCGAGTGGTTCGCATCTGCGTGGGATGTTGAGAGTCAAGAGTTCCTGAGGCATTTTAATCTCAAGTACAACAAGGTCGCTGCTCCAATGCTAGTTGACCTTGAGTTCTTGAAAGTTGTCGCGTCAGAAGGCCGATATACGTTTATCTCAACTGGCATGAGCGATGAGCGAATTACCGACGAAGCTACACAAGTTTTTCGTATAGCAAAATGTCCGTTTGAACTGATGCACTGCGTTAGCATGTACCCATTGCCTGATGAGAAGGCAAATCTCCGTCGCATTGTGTCGCTGCGTGAGCGATACCGGTGTGACGTTGGATACAGCGGACACGAGACTGGCATTGCTATTTCGTGCGCTGCAACTGCTCTAGGCATCACGTCGCTCGAGAGACACTTTACGCTTGAACGTACGATGTATGGTTCAGACCAAACAACGTCGATTGAACCAGGCATGATGCGAGTACTTGTTGGGTCAGTACGAAAAATCGAACAAGCAATGGGCGACGGCGCTATACGATGCGACCGCAACGAGATCATAGCCTCACTTAAACTTAGGGAACGGTATCACGCATGAGTACAAATACGATTGCAATAGTAGCAGTTCGTAAGGGCTCAAAAGGCGTGCCCAATAAATGGGCCATTACGTTGTGTGGCCGGCCACTGATTGACTGGACTTTGTGTGCTTTGGCCGCATCGCCGTACATCAACACAATTGTAGTCGTATCAAATAGTATGGACGTACTTAAGTACGTTAGTCGTCGAGCTACGTGTATGACAGTACTTGAGCCAGACGCGTTAGCTGGTGACAACTCGCGAATTGATGATGCATGGGCGTACGCTCTTGAAGCATACATAAATACTGTATCTAAAGTACCAGATGTCGTTGTATGTCCACAGATCACGTCGCCGCTGCGAAAACCGAGTGACGTGACGAACGCGGTAGTTCGTTTCATCGAGGGGAACTACGACTCGATGATGTCCGTTGTGCATGCGAAAGACCTCTGCTTGTGGCAGCCAGTTGAAGACGGTGTGCTTAATCCAGTAGTACCTGAATGCTTAATGTTAAATCGCAAGCGGCAACGTTTTCCAACTCGAGTAATTGAAAACGGGTCGTTGTACTTGTTTAAGCCATGGGTCCTTAAACAAAACGCTACGTTTCTTAATGTGTCGGGTACTGCACAGCGATTTGCAGGCAAGTTAGGTACTTATGAGATGAAGTCGTGGCAACTGCCTGAGATCGACGAGCCCGATGATTGTGCTTTATGCGAGGTGTTGCTCATGGCATATCTTAAAGGAGACCTCCTGTGACAAGTCGTGTGGTATACTATAACGGAAAGTTCGTGCCTGAGTCTGAAGCGAAGGTGTCGATCTACGACTCTGCGATGATGTTCGGGGATACTGTCTTTGAGATGACGCGGTCGTTCAACCAGCGGCAGTTCATGCTGGCTGAGCACGTGCGCCGCCTGTACGCGTCCGCCAAGTGGCTGCACATCGACGTGCCGCTGTCTGAAACCAAGATGATCGATGCAGTCAACGCTACAATTAGTGAAAATTCTAGCGCTCTTGCTGAGGATGACGAACACCGCATAATGATTAATGTCACTCGTGGTACGCTTGGAATTTATGAAAGTATAGCGGGTATCAGACCAGGACCGAATGTTATTATCGCTGACTTCCCATTGCGATGGACTGTTCGTGGTATGGGTAAACTGTTTGATGAAGGCATTGATGCTGTGGTCCCAAGTCAACGAGCAATACCAGCCCGTTTGCTTGAGCCTAAAGCAAAGACCAGAAGTCGTATGCATTTGATGATGGCAAACATTCAAGCAAGTTTGTTCAAAGGCCGCAATGTGTGGCCGCTATTACTTGACGACGACGGCTACGTAGCCGAGGGCACCGGCGACAACTTTTTCATCGTCAGAGGTGGACGCGTCATCACGCCAGAACCCCGGAACTGCTTACGCGGCATCAGCCGGGCATACGTGCTCGCGCTCGCGAACAGCATCGGCCTACGCTGCGAAGAGCGAAATATTGAACCATACGACGTCGTCGAGGCAGACGAGGCCTTCATGACAGGCACCCCGTTTTGCATGCTGCCCGTCGTGACGCTTGATGGCATGCGCATCGGCAGCGGCTACCCAGGCGACACTACGATGCGGCTGCTTAATACGTGGAGCCAGCGAGTAAGCGTCGACATCAAGAAACAAATACAAGAGTGGGACATAACAAGTACGCCCCTGACTGGCCCAACGCCGTACACATTCAAAAGGTGAGCTAATGCAAAAGGCTAACAGGTACGTTGAAATTGTTGATACGCTTGAGCAACATATGGGACGCACGCAGCCGCGTGTACTGCTTGATGTTGGGTGTGGGTCAGGTCGAACGATGAAAGAAGTACGACGACGCGTGTTGCCGTGGACGCTGTTCGGAGTAGATATTGATGTGGCGGCGTGCGAAAAGTGTAGAATCACGTACGGCGCAGTAGTCAAGCAGTCGACTGCAATTTGCATGCCGTTCTCTGAGGACTTCGCCGACGTTGTCATAGCGAGCGACGTCATCGAGCACCTCGACTATGAGTACCACGCGTATTTCGCGGACGAGCTCGTCCGCGTCACAAAACCGGGCGGCGTCATCGTCATTACTACTCCGGTCGTTCACCACAGCGAGGCGAAAATGGAGAGACTGCACCACCGCTCACACGCAAGCGCTGAGCGACTGTGCGAGCTCTTCTCAGGTGCAGAGCAACTCGCTGAGAAACGCTTTTACAAGACCGAGTTGACTGATCCGACTGTGCTGCTCGCTTTTCGGAAATAAAGTGGGTACTGTGCAACTTTTCGATGTACTTAGCGCCCGCTTCGTATTAGAATGGCTACGTTGGTAGAAGTAAGTCAACGCAGTCTATAGTAGATAGGAGATAGCAATGGAATCGGTAAAGACAGTTGACCTAGTCACCGAGCGGTTCCTCGAGCCACTCAACGAGAATACTCGAAAGTTACTCGCTCCAGCTCTGCCGTCGCCGAACGACGTGCTGCACCTCTCACTGAGTCAAGACGGCTCAAAGTTTGTCGTAAGTTTCTATGCGAAGGGCCGCACTCCGGATGAACGCTGGATGGCTTCATACCGTTGTCGAGCTTTCATTGCAAGGTTGCCTGAGCGCAAAGCCTCAACTCAAGCAGGCAACGAGTGGCAGCTCGCTACCACTGACTTCAACGCGATCATCATCAACGCGGCGTGGCCCAAGAATCAACTCGTCATAGATGAAGACGCTCGCGTGATCTACGAGTTCTTGCTGATGCGGTTCTTGAAACAGACCTTAGCTGCTCGCAAGTACGCTGAGTTCAAGCTGAACCGAGTTGTGCCAGAGCCGCCGACTGGGTTCATCGATCACCCCGATAAGCCGCTCATGCCGGCCCAGCGAGTTGCGACGTTCGCTCAGATGTGGAGCGAAGGCTCGAATCTGTGGATGGAGCAGGGCACTGGCAAGACGCCCGTCATCATCGCGCGAATGAACTACGAGGCGGCCGTCGTGCAAAAGAAGTACGGGCGAATGTACCGTGCACTCATCGTTGTGCCTAAGAACATGAGAATGAACTGGCACAACAAGATCGTCGAATTCGCAGTGCGACCCGGGAAAGTGACCGTGCTACGAGGCGGCCAACTGCGGCGAGTAAAGCAACTCATCGAAGCTTTCAAGAGCGACGAAGACGCTGAGTACACAATCATCATCTGCTCGTACGAGACTGCGGTCCGATCTTGGAATGCGCTGCGGGCTGCTGAGTGGGACCTCGTAGTTCTTGACGAAGCGCACATGGTCAAGTCGCCCAACACGAGACGCTGGAAAGTGCTCTCGAAACTGCGACAGCTGAGTCGCTCGAGAACTGGGTTGACGGGAACGCCGATCGCGAACACGCTGTTCGACGTTTGGACGCAACTCGAGTGGCTCGGCGAGGGCATGAGCGGGTTCTCAAGCTTCAAGGCGTTTCGTGCGTACTACGGCAAGTTCGTCAAGCGTGATGAGGCGGGTGGCCGAGAGATCCTGGCGGGTTACCAAAACTTGCCCATCCTACAAGAACGTTTCGCCCGGCTGTGCTTCATGGTCACTCGAACAGAGGTCTTACCCGACCTTCCGAAAAAGACATACGACATCATCGAAGTCAGCATGTCGCACGAGCAACGAGAGTACTACGTCCAAGTGCAACAGCGGCTGATGATCGAAATTGAACATGAGCTTGCGTCGAGCACTAACAAGCAACTGACAGCAACTCACATCCTCACGAAGCTGTTGCGCCTCTCGCAGATCACAGCCGGCTATGTCACGTGGGATGCGCAGTATGACAACGACGGCAACTTGCTTAACGCCGACAACCGAGTCGAGTTCATCGACCCTAGCCCTAAGGTCGAAGCCGTGATCGAGCACATCAAAGAGATGCGACCCGAAGACAAGATCATCGTGTGGACCAACTGGATTCCGGCTCTTAAGTTACTGTCAAGACGCATGACAGAAGAGGGGATCAAGCATGTCACGTACCACGGCTCGACGAAAGACGTTGACCGTCAGATCGCTCAGGACAGCTACAATGCTGACCCGAGCGTCAAGTGCTTCTTGGGCAACCCTGCTGCAGGCGGCACAGGCCTAGACCTGTGGGGCTACTTGCCGGACCGTGCAGATGAGTACACGACAAACACGACAGAAGTGCTTTACTTTTCGCAGGACTGGTCTCGCATCAACCGCTCGCAGAGCGAGGACCGAGCGATGCGTCGTGGCACACGGATGCCAGTGCGAGTCATCGACGTCGTCGTACCCGGCACGATCGATGAAGAAATTGCATGCAGGGTACTGCAAAAGAAGATGACCGCGGACGAACTGCAAGACGTTCGCGACATCATGGAAAGGCTTTTGAAATCAGTTCCCAACGAGGTCGACGATGAATAAAGTGATACTTATCCAGAGGCCTAAGCACGGGCTCGACATCAGCAAGGCGGCACGATACGGCGATCTTACGCTTATCGAAGATGAACGCGGCCACTACAGCAGTGTCTTTGACATCAATGAGTACTGTGAGTTCTTGCTGTCTCGACTTAGTGAACTCAACTACGACCCACAGAAGGACTACATCTGTGTCGTCGGTTCGATGGTCAACGTGTGCGTCGCGCTTGTGTGCGTCGCACGCAACTTCGAGACGTTCAAAGTGTTGCTGTTCAACAGCGTCATAAACGACTATGTAGCGCGAGAATTTGAAATCACTTCACTGATGCAGAAGGAGTCCTAGATGAAAAAGTCTCTGTTTCAACTGCAAGAACTACTCGACGTGTACGAAACCCTAAAAAACTTACACTCAACAGCGTACATACTTGTGTCGAATATCCGAGATTCGCTCAGAGGTAAGCAAGTCAGCTACAATCTTAAAGACGCTACAAATTTCGTATATGTGATGCGTGAAATCATCAGGTACTGTGAGGACATTCGCCGTGAACTTGATGCTGTCCGCGAGTTGCTTGAACAGTGGGGCTGCGCTAAGTATGTAGTTGAGAACTTGAATGATCCGGGCAAATCTGAGCCAATTCGGGCGTCTCTCGCAACTGGCACGCCTAAGATCGACATCCGGGCTAAGTTGCCTAAGCTAAAAGAAGACCCAGACGCATACTATGCGTTGATGGAGCATCTTGGGGTTAGCAAAGACGACGCTGAAAAAGGCATCGTTCGGCCTCACTGGCCCAAGGTGCAAGAGTATATTTCGTTACGTGCAACTGAAGGTAAGCCGTTGCCGCCTGGGTGCCAAGCTGACAGTACCTACCCGGTTTACTCAATGCAGATCAAGGCAGTTCACGATCTGGGCGAGTTTGTATCCGAGTTAGCGGAAAGGAGATCAAAGGGCACTGATAAGTTAATCGAACAAATGTTGGCAGAACGTACAAGTTTGCAACGTGAGAGCAAAGATCAAGAAACGTACGAATAACACAAGAAACAACGACTAGGTAAGGATGCTAAAATGGCAAGACGTAAACAAGACATCTCAACCGACATCACAAAGGTAAACCCGCAGCTGCCCGACTTCATGCAGGGCGAGAAAGTACTCGGGACGGAGTCTCTGACTGAGTACGTGGTGCCACCGCGTATAAAAGTTGTGCAAAAACAGGCAAGTGAGCAGTTGCTCGACGTGTTCGCTCCAGGCGATGTTATCTTGACCCCAACACAGTCTGTCGTTGTTCAACTTGAACGTGATGCCAAAGGCCGCCCAGTCGAAGATCAGGACGCTTCGTTCTTTGTTGTGCCGCTGTTCTTCTACCCCGAGTGGGCGACGTGGAATCCTATCGCACTCAAGGGTCAGGAGCCGGCCATCCGATACCGGACGCTGGATCCGACAGACCCGATCGTCCACAAGTCACGCAACAAGGACCTGCGGTACGACAACCACCCAGACCGCGCTGATCTCAAGGTACGGCACGTAGAACACCTCAATTTCGTTGTGATGCTTATCGACCATCCACTTGCAGGCACGCCTGTCGTGGTGTCGTTCTCACGTGGCGAACATTGGGTCGGAAACAACTTTGCATCACTCATCAAGATGCGCAATGCTCCACTGTTCGGGTGCGTATTTACGCTTACGCCAAAGTTCCGGCCAGGCCAACTTGGTGACTGGTGGGGTCTCGACGTAGCAAATCCGGAAAGCCGGTCTCCTTGGGTCGATGACAAGGACATCTATGAAAAGTGCAAGGCGCTTCATCTGGAATTTGCAGAGTACCACAAGAGCTCAAGGTTAAGGACGAACCTCGACGACGACGGCGTTACAGAAGACGCAATGGCAACGAACGAGATGTGACATCATCGTGTAACACGGCGACGGATCGCGATTAGGAGGCCCGATCCGTCGCCTTCTTTAGGGTTGGAGCTCCTTTGGTACACGGATGAATGATCGACAGCTAAAGGCAGTAAGCGCATTGGCTGAACTCGAGCGAGCCGGTGTAAACTATGACACTGTGAACGACTCTGAGGTTAAGGTCAAGTGCCCGTTTCATTCAGACCATACGCCAAGTTGTAGTATCAATTTAGAAAAGAACGTATTCAAGTGCTACGCTGCTGGCTGTGGAGCAAAAGGCGATTTTTTAACGTTTTTAGCAAAGCTCTTAAATACCACCCGGAGAGTTGTATGGGAAGACCTGTCCAAACGGTACTCGATGGACAGTGCAAAAGTTATCAACTCTCAGGTCATCGAACGCTGGCACGAAGCAGTGTGGTCCGCGAGTCCGCTACTCAAAGAGCTATACGCTCGCGGCGTAACAGACGCAATGATTCGTAAATACCGTATCGGGTACGACGGCAGTCGTATCACGATACCTGTCACGAATACAGAAGGCTCGTACGTCAACGTGCGATGTTACTTGCCCGGGGCGCCGAGCCACGAGAAAATGAAGAACCGCAAGGGCCACGGAAAGCCTCTGCGACTCTTCCCGATTGAACAACTAAAATACGAGACAGTCGTCGTGTGCGGCGGTGAGTTAAAGGCGGTTGTCACAGCAGAGAAGATCAACAAGTACAACATTGGTGCAATCACCGCGACCGCGGGTGAAGGCAACTGGGACGTAAAATTCAACGAGCTATTCAAAGGCAAGAAGGTGTACGTGTGCCTCGACATCGACGACGCTGGACGCAAAGCTGCGCAGACGTTGTGTGCGCGTCTCAAAAGCGTAGTGTCGTTCATCGGTGATGTCGAGCTACCCTTGTCGATCGACGAGTATCCCAAGGGCGATGTGAACGACTACTTCGGCCAGGAAAAGAAGACGGCCAAGGACTTCATGGCGCTGCTTGAGATGACGTCCGAGTGGATACCGAGTACTCGCCTTATGGTCGAGGACTCGCCGATTATAGACGTGCCACTCGCCCACGCATCTCGCGCTGAGCACACTGGACGTCGTCTTCGACTTTTCAGCAACGTAGCTGCTATGGACACAGCGCCGTACGTGATACCGAAGAAAGTTAAAATTACGTGTGACCGTAGCCAAGAAGGTTGTATCATGTGTCCGGTTTTTACAGAAACACCTGATAATAACGGCATTGTAGTACTTGAGATCCATCCAGAGTCACCCGCGGTACTTGATATGGTTGCTGCTTCAAAGAGCGTACAGCGAGATGCGATTATGGAAGGTCTTCGTATCCCGACGTGTAAATCAGTAGACTTTGTGCCGTTCGAGTACTACAACGTAGAAGACCTTCGATTGTCGCCTCAACTTGAGATTGCGTCACGTGCGGTCGACGACGTGTTGCAACCAGCACTGTGCATAGGGCACGGAATCGAGACTAATGAAGCGTATGAATTCGTGGGCCGCATGTACCCACATCCTAAAACCCAGCAGTCCGTATTGCTGATTAGCGAAGCTAAGGCAGTGCAAGATGCGTTGTCCAACTACTCGCCGTCTAACGGTGAGCTAAGTAACCTTGAATGGTTTCAGCCTAAAGAGTGGACCGTCGAAGGTATCGAAGCAAAGATGATGTCGCTCTACGACGACCTTGCAGCAAACGTGACGCACATCTATCAGCGTATGCGGTTGCACCTTGCTATCGATCTTGCATATCATAGTGTGTTGCTATTTGAATTCGACGGCAAAGTCACTAAGGGCTGGACTGAGATACTTATAGCTGGCGACAGTGCACAAGGCAAGACCGAAACAGTTATGAGACTTATGCAACACTACGGCTTAGGCGAACGCATCGAGTGCAAGAACGCGACCGTTGCTGGCCTGCTCGGCGGCTTACAGCAAATAGGTAGCCGTTGGTTCGTTACATGGGGCGTTATCCCAGCGCACGACAAACGCCTCGTAGTACTTGAGGAAATAAAAGGCACAAGTACAGAAGTACTCGGTAAATTGACTGACATGCGTTCATCCGGTATTGCTGAAATACCAAAGATCGAAAAACGACGTACGCACGCACGTACTCGACTCATTATGATTAGCAATCCACGAAGTGACCGGCCGTTGTCGATGTACAATTTTGGCATTGAGGCTATACGGGAACTAATTGGTAGTCCGGAAGACATTCGACGATTTGACATGTCGCTGCTGTTAGCATCGTCTGAAATCGATGCAAATGCGCTTAACTTATTACAGCAATATCGACCCGTTGTAAAGAACCACGCAACGTCTCAACGCTGTCGAGCACTTGTTTTATGGGCTTGGACTCGTTTGCCTTCACAAGTAATAATCGATGATGACACTAAGGCGCTGATACTACGAGACGCGACTGCGATGTGTAATTCGTATACTGAGCTTATTCCGATCGTGGACCGTGGGTCGATGCGATTTAAAATTGCGAGACTCGCTATCGCACTTGCATGTCGAACATTTTCTCACCGTGACCAAGCATGCGTTGTTGTACAGCCGTGCCATGTTGAGTACATCGTAAAGTTGTTGCATTCCATTTATTCTGACAAGATATTTGGTTATAAGGACTTTTCTGAAGCTATCAATGTGCATAACTCAATGTCATCGCCGGACATCGTAAGTAACCGGATACTTCAAACGCCATTTCCACATGACTTTGTAAAGCAGATGTTGTATACAAACGAGATCGAATTACGCGACATCTGTGATTGGTGTGGCTGGGAAAAAGGCGAAGCCGTGCAACTAATGTCGTTGCTTGTACGCAAACACGCACTTGTACGCGATGGTCGATCATACCGAAAAACTGCTTCGTTTATCGAATTTCTAAAAGACCTGTCGTCATCTGAAAAGATGAAAACGTTCGACAGGCCAGACCACATAGCAGAGGAATTCTAGGAGGCAAAAATGGACGTAACAGTTACTCAAGTAAGAGAGTTCCATATAAAGCACAACTTTGATGTTGACAAGTTGTTACAGCAAGTGCCCATAACTGTAGCAACAGAATCGGTACTTGATGAAATTGCTGGTGAGCTTCTTGTTGTATCAAAACGACTTGAGCACATGATGAACTGCGGCTGTGAAGACCCACGTATCCGTCGTGCACAAATCATGATTGAAGAACTTGGCGAAACTATCGAGGGCTTAGCAAATCGTGACGAGGTTGCGACGCTTGACGGCTTAAGTGACTTGATTTTTGTTGCAGTAGGCACTGCGGTAGCATTTGACTTGCCAGTTAAAGCTGGCATCCGTGAAGTGTGTTTTTCAAATTTGACAAAAGCAGTTCGTCGGCCAGGCGACGTGCGACTGCGGGACAAGGGTACATCATATGTGCCGCCCAATTTGGAATTGCGACTGATCGAACACAGAGAAGCACGAAAAGTTGTATAAGGAGGCAAAGCACATGAAGGGACTCGGAATTCACGTGTTTGCAGGCGGATTCACACAAGGCGTTAGGCAGGCTATACCTGTCGATGCTCAATTTGAAATTCATGACTTTGGACGGCAGACAGTCGAAGCGATGGATGTAGAGTTCATCAATGTAAGTCGTTGGACTGACTGGCTTGACTATGAGTCTGTGTGGAAGAGCTGCCAATTTTGTTATGGTAACCCTCGGTGTACTGCATTCTCAAATTACAGCTCGGGCTGCAGTTCAAAGTCACGTGGTCCCACAGCTGCACCTACACAAGACATCTGGGACTTATGTAAGTTTGGCGTTGAAGTCAAGTTCGAACTGATAACTTTTGAAAGTGTACAACAAATTTACAGCGTGGGTAAACCGCTGCTCAACAAGTTGACGCAAGAACTCTTTGTTCCTAACGGCTATCGCGTGTGTCACTTGTTCGTGAACACAGCGGCCGAGGGCAATGCGCAGTTTCGTCGTAGGTACTTCTACGTCGCTTATAAAAATGACCGAAACTTCAACATCACACTACCTGACTTGCCCGAGTATAGAGTGACAGCTGGAGACGTGTTGCAACGACCCGAGTTCGCTGGCAAGCCAACTAGAGCTGGTGACATCCGAAACAAGAAACGGTCAAACTACGATGCATACACGTATCACCTGCTCAACGACCAGCACATACAGATGATCCAGCACATGTCGCCGGGCGAGTCATATACCCGGATAGCCAAGACGCGGCCAAACGACCTCAAGGTCTTGAGTCCTGAGCTCTGGGAAAAATGGGAGTTTCGGACGTCAGGACTGCCGTTCAGCCTGCATTCGCCGTTTCGACTCGATCCGAAGAAGAGCTGTCCGACTATCTCATCGAGTGCGCACAGGTACTTGCACCCGTGGGAGAACCGTCCGCTCACGGTCGGCGAGATTGCAGCCATGATGGGATGGGCCAACGGGTTCATACCGGTGGGACCTCAGCCCATCTCTCAGATCGGCAAAGGCGTCGTGCCCGCAACCGGCAAATGGCTTGCAGAGCAAATCAAGGCCTACCTCACCGATGCCTGGGGCAACGAGGACTTTGAGTCAAATTATGACCACCATACTGGTCATTTCATCGGAGAAGACTTTACAGTATCAAGTGCTAAGCCACTAGAAAAGGTGTTTAATTTGACTCACTACGTACCGCCTTTAAGGGAGGACACTTAACATGTTAGCAGAAGTATACTCAAGCGTCGACCATATGGTTGCTGATGCTTGGAGAGAGATTTTGAAGAACGGTTCACGTGTTCAAAGTCGCAACGGCGAAAGCTATGAGTTGCTTGGTTATAAGGGCGTACTTATAGACACTGACCATACATTTGCTATCAATCCAAGGCGTAAGTTGTCCCCGCACTATGCATGCGCTGAAGTCCTGTGGTACTTATCGCGAACTCGAGACATCGCGATGATTAAGGCATATGCACCGCAGTACGAAAAATTTGCTGAAGACAATATTGCGTACGGTGCGTATGGCGACCGATGGGTTCGCAATATGATAGATCGTGATATGTGGAAAATAGCACGGTCCGAGTACTGCGGCGACCAACTTACTGCAGCTATCGATTTACTCAAGAAGAAGCCTGACACTCGCCAAGCTGTCGTGACGATGTGGGAAGCTAACGACTTGATGCACGCGATTGCAGGCGACCACAAAGACTTGCCGTGTACATTGTCGATGCACTTTGTATTAAGAAATAAAACTTTGAATCTTATAACGACAATGCGAAGCAACGACGCATGGCTCGGACTGCCGTATGATGTATTTGCGTTTACTTGCATCTTACGACTAGTTGCTCAAGCAATCGGCGCTAGGCCTGGACAATACATACACCAAGCAGCAAGCTTACACTTGTATACAAGAAATTGCCCAGCTGCAAACGAGGCACAAAACGAGTACTTTAAAAGTGACCACGTTTTTAGTTCGCATGCAGAGTTTTGTTCACATGCATGGTCTAGACTGTCGATGCCAGATTGGGCAGCTCAAACGGTGAGTGCTGTGAACTACGAAACAATCTACAGACTTGACTCACGAACTGATGCAAGCGACATCGACGGCTGGTTAGAAGACGATTCAGATTGCATCAGTAATAACGAGATGCTTCGTGACCTTGTAGCATGCTGTGCAAATAAGTGGTGCCGATCTAATGCGCCAAAAATACACTCAAAACTTTTACAGGAGGGCCTTAATAATGTTAATTGTTGAAGGCAGTGACTTAGTAGGCAAAACGACGTTCATAAAAGCGCTCTTGAAAGAACTTGAGAATCGCGGGTATGCAGCAATTCCTCAACACTTCGGTCTTTTACCGAAATGTTGGAATTACTTTCTTGACTACTTGCCGTTCATCAATCATCGCGTAGTTATGGACCGGTTTATCATGTCAGAAGTAGTGTACGGAAGTACACTTAGAGGTTGTTCAAGAATTGCACCATCGATATACAAAAGTCTGGACGCTTCATTAAAGAAAGCTGCTTCTATTACAGTTGTTCTTGCTGGTGAACCGTGTTGGTTCGCGGATCACGTTGAACATGAGCACCCTTTTCGCGATGAAGTATTTACGCCGCAGCAAATTATTGACGTCAACAAAGCTTTCGTTAGTATCATTGATACGACGGGACGTTACCACGAGTATACAATGAATGTTGACTACGGCTACGTTAAATATGGCAACGATGACTGGCCAAGCGACAACCGTGAATTAGTAACGAGTATAGTTGACGACTACTTGCGTCAACTTGCTGCAGCTGGAGTATCAACATGGACATAGAGCGCTACATCTGCAAATTGGAGACATTTTTCGGATTCGCTGAATCGATTTCGCACTTAAGTACATGCAAACGACTTCAGTGTGGCGCAATTGTTTTTCCGATTGACTGCACGCATGTATTATCGATTGGGTACAACGGTCCACCTGCTGCATTACCAAATGATTCGTGCACGAACGAACAGGGCCAGTGCGGATGCATTCATGCTGAAATTAATGCAATCGCAAAACTCGGTGCCGTAAACAAGCCGTGCATCATGTACTGTACGACAGCAGCATGCGAGGGATGCGCTCGCCTTATTTTGAACTGTTCGTCGATTGTCGCTTTTGCATGGCGACGACCGTACCGCACTGTACATGGATTAGAATTGCTTAACTCGAAGATACGTACATTTAATGTAAAGTACTTACGAGAAGACTCGCAGTATCACAAGGCCGTTGAATGGCTCTGTGCACTGAAAGGACGCAACTATGCTTTCGTTCTCTAACGGTGTTCGCCTTGTGCAAGAGCTCAATGAACTGCCTAACTTAATGAATGCAGAGAACTTGTATGTTGATTTTGAAACACGATCGTACAACTGCAAGGAATCTGCATTTAAGCCGCATCATGGCCACAAGATCGCTGGTGTGTGCATCACAGCTGATGATATGCCTGGAGCATGGTACATTCCGGTCAGGTGTGCACGGGACAAGTGGAACTTGCCAGTAGACAACGTAATGCAGTGGCTCAAATGCACTGTCACATCTGCAAAGCGTTGGATCAACCACAACATCAAATTTGATGCGCACTTTGCCCGCTATGATGGGATTGACTTCGGTAACACCGAGCTCGTTGATACGGTCGTACTCGCTAAGCTCATCGACTCTGACCGCCTCAAGTACGATCTTGACTCGCTGTCTCGTGACTGGCTTGAAGATGACATTTCTCGATATGATGAGCGCGTTCAGGCGTACTTAAGTGGATGCAAGAGTAAGGACTATGGTGACGTGCCGGGTGACGTCATCGGTGAATACGGCGGTCAAGACGTCATAACGAACCGCAAGCTCTATCAGCACATACTGCGTCGCCGGGATTCGCAGACGGTGCAAGTGTGGGACACTGAGGTTGCTCTAACGCCTGTGCTGTTTGACATGGAAGTCACTGGCATGCGTGTCGATCGCACCGAGCTCATCAAAAAGGAAGTCATCATTCTCGACGAGATGTTGCGACTTGAGGAGCAGCTGCACGAGGTCACTGGGATAGCGATGCGACCGCACATGAACCCAGACTGCTTTGAAGTGCTGTGCAACAAGTACGGTTTGCCCGTGCTCGGGTGGACTGACACCGGTGACCCGTCATTCGACAAGGACACTCTGATCTCGTATCAGGCCCATCCGGACGTGCAGTGCTCTCACGAACTAACGACAATCGTGACAAAAATCCAACGGTATCGTCACATCAACACGTTGCTGACGTTCTTTGTTCGGCCATATCAGGAGCACGAAGTCAACGGCATTATGCACCCTGACTATAACCAAACAGTTCGCACAGGCCGCATGTCGTGTCGTCGACCAAACGCTCAGCAGTTGTCGCCTGAAGCCAAAGAACTCGTGTACCCACTCAAGGGTTACGACTTTGTAAGATACGACTACTCACAGATTGAATTTCGACTCATCGTTCACTACATTCAAGCACTTGATGCGATTCAAGCATATAACGACAACCCCGATACAGATTTTCATACGTGGGTCGCTGAGATGTGCGGCATCCCACGAAAGCCAGCGAAGAACGTCAACTTTGCTATTGCGTTTGGCGGTGGGAAAGACAAGATTGTGTCAATGCTATCTGCAAATATGGAACTCGTTGGTGCGATGTCAAAACGAGTAGAAGAGTTTGTGGTTCAAGGCAAGATCGAAGAAAGTCAGCGCCAACAAACATTTGCATTACTCTGCCGATCAAGAGGTGAACAAGTCTATAATCAGTATCTCGCAGCGCTACCTACGCTCAAGGGTACGATGCGTCGGGCATCAAACAACTTAAAAGTGCGTGGGTATGTCTTTAATGCTTATGGCCGACAGCGGCGGCTGCCTGTGAAAGCCGCATTCCGAGCGTTCAATACCGTCATCCAGTCAAGCGCCGCGGACGTCATGAAAGAGCGTGCCGTGGCTACAGCACCTCGTTACAACAAGTGGATACGGGACCTCGGCATCTTGCCGTGTGCCTACGTTCATGATGAGTCGTTGAACAACGTGCCAAAAGAGATCAGCCAGGACTTGACCGTGCTCAAGAAAATCGCGGAACTGTACGAGGACACAGCTATTAAGTTTCGTGTGCCAATTCGGACCTCATGTGGGCGTTCATCAAAAAACTGGAAAGAAGCGTCATCAGATGCTGGCGACGTAAAATTCAAGGAGGCTACATGAGTAGTTGGATGTCGATGAAGTCACTGCCGCCGCTCAAGTGCAGCGAGCCGTACCCGCTATTCAACCGAGTGTCAATCGAGACAGTCGGCAAGTGTACCCGCCGGTGTGTGTTCTGTCCGTCACGGATGAGAACACGTGACCAAGAGGGCCGTATGTCGCAGGACGTCTTTAACAAGCTCATTGAGCAGTTCGGTGAGCTCGAATTCGACGGCACTGCGCAGCTGTTCTACTTAGGAGAGCCCTTGCTGGACAAGACGATGCCCGACAAGATCCGGCAATTCCGAGCGGCGTGCCCACGATCAAAGATACTCATCACGTCGAACGGCGACTTGCTCAAGCAGACGGACCAAGTGAGTGCGCTGTTCGACGCCGGGTTGAACGTGCTGAACGTGGACGCGTACGACACGGATGTGTACGAGAGGGTACTCAACATCATGAGCAACTGTGACGAAGACGTTGAGACGTCATACGGCAAAGTGGAGTGGCGAGCACCATCTCATCGCTCTAAGCTGTTCACGCTCGTCGATGTCACCGACCCTGAGATCAGCCGCCACGCCGTGTGCCACACGTACCTAATACCGGAGATAGAGCGTGCGCTCAAAGAAAACGGCATGATCTTGCCGAAGAAGCAGCGGTACTGCGCCCAGCCGCACAGGCGCCTCGTGGTCTGGTGGACCGGTCAGATCGTGCTGTGCTGCGTGACGACCCCGGTGTCACCGAGTCCTACAGTCGTAGGCGACTACCGCGACGTGCTCGCCGCGTGGAACAGCGAGACGATGCAGGCGTATCGCTGGCACTTGCAGCACGGTCGCAAGGTCGGTCAGTGCAAAGACTGCTACTATAAGCACGCGTTTCCACACGTTGTGAGACGCATCGAGAAACCCAAGAACGCAGAGGAGATATCATGACAGCTCGACACACCATCATAGTAACAAAAGCGGGCGTGACGATGCGCATTCGCGAGATGGACCATCCGTCGTCTGCGATGCATACAATGGGCGAAATCGAAGGCTTGCTCAGGCATCTCGTCGAAACTGACCGATGGGACGTCGTCTACTTCGGACGATGGGACGGACCAAGTCTTGACGGCGTTCACGTCATCGAGCCGTACGTCAAGGGCTTCGATGAGTTCACGACGCAGCGGATGCAAGAGCGTGGGTTCGCCCGGGACGAGGCCGCTCTCGAGGCGCTGCCGTTTTGGAACCCGCTGTGCATGCTGGAGTTTACCGGCATGCCCACGAGCACTGGCTTCATCAACAACCCCGAAGGATCACGACCCGCAGCGATGTCAGTGCGCTACGTCGCTCCGATGCTACACGTGCTCGAGCGCTACAAGATCCCGCGGTTCCTCATCAACAACGACATCCGCAGCTACCCTCGCAACCAAGAGATGTCATGGGGATTTGAGTGGACGCGTCCGCTTGCGTTACTCGACCAGACTGCATGCGACAAGCGAGTTACTGTAGGCGGCAAGCAGTTCTTGCGTCGCTCTGTGCTGAGCCAGACTGAGAGTTGGACGTGGACTCCAAAAGTAAAAGACGTAATAAAAGACGTTCCTGCGTGCATCATAGCGCACTGCTACATGCATTCGAAGTTCCACGGACGTGATAACCGCGTGAGTGCATTCGACACGATCCTATCGCCGACGGAAGACGCAGTCGAACTCATGAACCGCGACGTCAAAATCTATGGCCGCGACTGGGAACATTACCATCGATACGATGCACTTCGGCCGATGTTCGCTGGGTGCGTGTTGCTCAGCGAGTGCGCTGCGGCGATGGCTGCAAGTGTGTGTTGCCCATGCGTAGCGCCAGGCCCGCGGTTCGTGACAAATAAGATTCACTTCCTTACGTCGCAGAACTGCGTACCGCTACTCTTCGGCGACGGCGAGCACACGCTGACCTACGATGCACTTGAGCAGTACTTATCGCTCGAATCTGACTGGAGAGTAGCTCGACCGGGCGACTTCAAGCGGCGAGTCAACGAACTTGAGGACCCGATACGGTATAGCGACGAGCTCGCGTACTGGAAAAGTGTCACTCGCCCCAACTTCGAACTCGTCGATGCGATGCTTGACCGGCTCGTTCATTACGATGACCCACGAAGCGACACGTGGTTCGACGCGTTCGGCGGGTACAAGCCAGAGTAGTTCGGCGGGTACAAGCCAGAGTAGTTCGGCGTACCATGCGACCGGCGTGTCGTCGTGACGATGTATAGGATGCCACCTGAGGCTGCCCAGGTCGATGTCGACCCCTGGTCAATACGATTCGATTGAATAGGCCGATAGGCCGTCCTAGAGCCTCTGGTGGCCTCAGGTGGCATTCATAAGTCCAGGGTATAGCACGACTTAGAGACGACCCGATTGACCCAGGCTTTGAGGTATAAGTCCAGGGTATAACACGACTTACGTCACAAGAGAAAATTTTAGTAATTTGTGACGTTTTTCCAATTTTCCTGTGTACCATGATGAACCAATTGGTTAAAATGATACTCAATGGATTGAATTGAAAATTGAATAACACGAAGCCGAACGCAGCCTGCTGCGGACCGACGTAACGGCTTGAATCCCGCACGGGACCTGACTTACCGCTTGTCCCCTGCCGAAAGCTTCGGACCCTGGGTCGTCAAGATTCGCTCGAATACGACGATGCCGCGGACCGAAGGGAGTAAGGTGGGGATCATGGGCTGGTAGCAGCAAGAGGCTGATACACCGCTGGCTATGGCCGGGTGAAACGACGCCAGGACGATCTGAGGCGACCGTAACACGGGAACGCGTTTGCTCGACAAGATGCGATCGCATACGACGAGCTGAACTGCTACCATGCTGCAACATGAGGCAGCTACGACGGCGATGACGCACCGTACCTTACAGCGCACTGGACAGTCCACCCAAGTCAAAGAGTCGAAACCCGGCATGAGCAAGATTCGCTCGAATACGCTCTGCCGGTTCGCGACGCAGCTGGCTACTGCCCGCCTGACGAGACAAGCCACGACGACCACACCTTGTAGGAGACAAGACAATGACGACAAGACAAACACGAATCAAAAACGTTGCTCAACTGAATCGCTACTCGGTGACGAGCGACAGCGGAAAAAGTACGTGGTCAGTGAAGTAATCACAGGGTTCCTCAAGTATCAATGGCAATGCTCTTGCCCCGGTTGGACGATGCATACGCCGCGACATGACTGCAAACACATTCGCCACGTCAAAGCGCTTCAGCGAAAACAAGAGCATGCTCATTACTGCCACAATTAGTCGAAACGGCGCTATGGCGCCGTCTGCCGCGGGCTGGCCGCCCGGCACTGATGAGACAGGCCGAAACGACCACACCTTGTAGGAGACAAGACAATGGCTCGAGTAAAAGTTCAATCTGCCGCACCGCTGATGTCCATCGACGCCCTTGCTCGCAAGTGCAAAGGCGAGTTCTTCGGATCGACCACACAGTGCTCTGTGCAATTCGGATTTGCCTGCAAAGGCCACGCACGTCTGTTTCAGAAGCAAGTCGAGCGCATGTTCGTCGCGTACACCGAACTGTACCAATAGTCAAAGTTACCCAAGAGACCGAACCGTTTTCGTCAAGACCAATAAACGTACCGAGTACTTCGTAACAAGCGACGCTGCTCGTTGTTTCATGGAACTGCACTGCATGCCGTGGTGCCATGACAATAGCGCCGAACGTATTGTTGATACTAATGTGCGATAATTAACGACTTCTCGCGGAGCCCGCTTTACGGCGGGCTGAGCCGAGCAGCCGTTGGTGCTGCTAAACGACTCTACTCATATTATAGGAGATAGTAACATGACGACGAAAGTCAACCCCACGAGCGGCAAGGCCACCAAGGCGACCCCGGCGACCAAGGCGACCCCGGCGACCAAGGCGACCCCGGCGACCAAGGCGACTGCACCGGAAACCGACGTCAAAGCTGCCAAGACGCCCAAGGTGACGAAGGTGACGAAGTTCGACGTCGAGGCAGGCCCGTTCGACATCGCGATGCCCGACGGCTTCGGCTTCGGCTCGCACAAGCCGCTTGCCAAAAAGAACTTCACGCACGACAAGCTCTACTTTGAGCACAAGGCACTAGCCTTCGAGTACAAGGCCACACAGATGCGTCTCCGAGCTGCAGATGCTTCGAAGTACGGTGACAAGAAGACACTCTCCGCCGCCCGCAAGGTCGAGAAAATGCGGAACAAGATCGTAGAGCTCACAGCTGAGCTCAAGAGCGCCGGAATCGATGTCGACGCACTGCTCGCCGCTACCGCGAAGAACGACAAGGAGTAAACAGCACGCCTCTCTACGGCACTCCGCCGCAGGGCCTCCAACCGGGCCCGCAGGTTCACAGCCTGCGGGCCTCCTAAAGTCGAAACGACGTGTGATGTCACACGTCGTCCGGTGTGGGTGACCGCCCACCGCTGATGAGACAGGTCAAACGATTCAACACCTTGTAGGAGACAGGACCATGAAGACGCAAGTCGAACGCATGACGAAGCAAGAGCTGCTGCATCACTGGTTGACGGGTTGCCACAGAGGAACTGAGGTGTCTTGCCGCTCGAAGAAGTACCGAGCGTACAAGATGCCCGCTATGCTTGACGACCTTTACTTCACAGGCAAGGCCGGCGCCCTCCGAAAGGGCCCGACGCCGAGTCAGTCAATATCGTCGCATGCACCATGGGAACGTATTCAACGCGAGGTCGAACGCTTGCTCGAGGGCGAGATCGAACCTAAGTAACAGTATTTCGTGGAGGCCGGTGTAGCAACAATGGGTGGGCAAACGACTCAACACCTTGTAGGAGACAAAACAATGGCAGTCGAATTTAAACAAGTCGAACTGAACACCGTTGAACTGGAACACAACCCTGAGTTGCGACGATATATGCGTGACATGCAGATCACGTATAAGATTGTCGATCCGATGGGACCCGCAGGTTGGCCCGTCATTCAGTACCAAGGCACGCGTTTCGCATTAGAGATCATGATCAAGCGCTTTTGGCAAGACACGGACTTGTTTGATTGCATTCATGACTGACAGTATTTCGCGGAGGCCGGTGTAACAACAATGGGCGGGCACCGGCCCGAGCCGAGCGACTGTCGCTCAAAACGACTCGACGACTTTTGTAGGAGACAAGACATGAAAGCTGATGCAAAGGCCGCATTCAAAAAGTCATTGATGCGTCTCGACGCGTACCTGACGGGCACGTCAGATATGGCGCAGCCACAGCAGACTGCACGCAAACAGGCGAGTACATTTGTTGATTTAGACCCGTTCATGATGGGCGAGCCGTACCGCCTCAGTGATGACTACTCGTGCATCTGGTGGAACCACAATGAGAACTGTCTTGAACTAGCGAGCGGAAGCAGCGGCTCTGTTAAATCTGTGTGGTACGACCAAGCAGACTCAGTCGTTATCGAATTTCGAGCCGACGTTGAAAAGACTTTCCGTGCTGCACTTGCTGAGCACTTTCAAACGGAGGCGTGAGATGCGGCACTGGAAAGAGTTCGTACTCGCCGGCAATGCGCTCTTCACGCTTGAGGACTCGCTGACCGGAGAACGATTCACGTATCACGTCCGCAAGCACGACACTAAGCCGATGTGGTGGGTCAAGGTGCTCAGTGGACCAGACAACGTCTGTAATTATGAGTACATCGGCACGCTTTTTGAAGATGACTTTCAAGTTACTGGCCGATCCCGAGTCACTGAGAGCGCTACATGCTTTCGGTGGTTCAAACGACTCATCACAGTGCTCAAGAGCGACAATGACCTCGACCCGAGAATGCGAGTGCGGCACTCAAATCGCTGCGGTCGCTGCGGCCGATTGCTAACAGTGCCCGCGAGCGTAGAGTGGGGCTTCGGACCCGAGTGTGTGTTGCACGTATTTGGAGAAGCCAACCACTCGCATGTGGCACTTGAGGACGCAAAGAAGATCAGGGAGCTCATGAAGCTCCAGTCGAAGCTAGAAAAAGTCGAAGCCGCTGGCGAGTGACCCGCGGCAATTACAACGCCTTAGCATAGGAGATACTACGATGGCGAAGAACACCAAGAACACCAAGAACACCAAGAGCAGCAAGAGCAGCAAGAGCGCCCCCAAGAAGGCCGCACGCGAGACCGCGACGATCACGACAAACACTGGCAACATCATCCGAGATATCGCAGACCAAGTCCATGCCATGGGCGTCGAACACGAAGAGCTCAGTGAGCAATTCGATCCAAAGCTCGACCTGCTCGCTGACAAGCTCGAGCGACTCGCGGCAAACTACGACCGTGCCGCGAACCGACTCACGACACAGGCCGAACGCGAGGCCGCAAGAGAAGCTCGTGAGACCGCGAAGAAGGAACGTGCTGACAGGAAATACAAAAAGCTTATGGAGCGCATCGAAGCTCTCCAGAACGAGCTCAATGCATTAGACTCACAGTGAGTCGAAACGGCGCCGTAAAACCAGAACAGCAGCTGGTTGCTTGTCCGCCGCGGCGCCGTCTCACGGAAATGACCTACCGTGACCGATGAGACAGGTCGACGACCAACGAACGCGGTACGCGACGTTAAGCGTGCCCGATACTATAATCAGTGGTCGTAAACTTAAGCATCTAGTAAGGAAAGGAGGCCATTGAACTCCGTTACCGTCACGGATACACATAGCACGGAGGCAACAACATAAGTGAACATGAACAGAAGCGTAAGACACAAACACAGACACTGCAAAGGAGACACTGTAATGGCAAAACCTGCAAAGCCCACTGCTGACAAGACCAGCAAGCCCGGTAAGGCCGACAAGGCCGACAAGCCCGCTCGTGTGAAGAAGTCGAAGCCAGAGTTCCCGGGCCTCGAGGACGGTAAGTTGAAGGTCGCTGTCCCCAGTGGCTGGGAATGGGGTAAGTTCAAGCCGCTGAAGCGCTCGGCCTTCGAGGCTGAGTACCTCCACCTCGAGCACAAGGCCGCAGAGCTCCAGGCCAAAGCCCAGACTTTGCTCGAGAAGGCCGAAGAGTCAAAGAAGATGGGCGCTGGCAAGGAACGCGGCAAGGCCAAGCGGCTCATCAAGCTGCAAGAGCGCATGGCCGAGCTTCGCGAGACGCTGGAGAAGGAAGGCGTCGATGTGAATGCCCTTCTGGCCTCGGTCAAGAAATCCGAGGAAGAGACCGAAGACGAAGCCTGAGTCAACGGGTAAACTGTTCAATACGACGACGTCACAGTGGCCGGGTGTTATACGCGATGTAGCACCCGGCCATTTGCTATAGGAGATAGTACTGTGAAAAACATGACCAAGACTGAGCTACGCGAATACATCAAAGTACTGCACTCTACCATAGAGGTATGTGAGCTCAGCATCAGGACGTGGCGAGAGCGAGGCGACAAACAGTTCTACACAGACAAGCTCACTGCTCAAGATGCGATTATCGCGGAGGCCGAAGCCAAGAAACGCCAGCTCACGGAGTGGCACGAGACATCAGATGCTGAAATCAAGCGACTAAAAACGATTGTCGACTACAAACGAAAACAACTCGCTGAGGCAGAGAACCGACGGTCGATTGAAAAGTTGTTGGAGACGTACAAGCAACTCAACGAACTTGAAGAGAAGGAGACTGACGATGACGACGAAGTCGATCCGAATCCGTAAAGACCACGACAAGATCGTCGTGATGAACGCAAACGGCGACGTTGTTCTCGACATCGTCGTGTCAACCGCGAGCACCGCAAAGAACGCATTCCTCGCAGTACGGTCGTACACAGAAGGCGCTTTCATTGAAAGACGGCCATTAGCGAATGCTTAGGCCATTCGCTGTAGCACCGCAGGACCGTTCATCTTTTTGAAGCCCCCGCTCACTGGCCACACGGTCGGTGGGCGGGGGCTTTTTGCTTTGGCACTGTCAGTCGTACCGCCGGTCGCCGTGGGTCGCCAGACGGTCGTCAGACGGCCTAGGACGACCGGATGCCGGCAGGTCGTCGAATCACACCGGCCGGCGACTCCAGGCCGTCCTAGACCGTCCTATGCCGGTTTTCGACCGTCTAACCGTCGACATACGACCGTAAACGGCCTAGAACCGGCCTAGGACGGCCTAGGACGGCATAAAACGGCCAACCGGTATGTTTATACGGTTTTAAGGCTATATGCCGTCCTAGGCCGTCCTAGGCCGGTTCTAGGCCATATTATGGCCGGCATTGGCACGTATCCGGTCGTTTTATAGAGGCCGGTCGTTTTATAGAGGCCGGTCGTTTTATAGAGGCCGGTCGAATCGAACTCAGTAGACGACGCCGTCGAACGGCGCCTGTAGGAGACATGCATGCTGCTAGTCGACGGGATGATGCTCGCGCACCGATGCCGAGCGAAGATGGATTTTCTACAGAACACGCACGGCGAACCCACCGGAGTCGAATACGGCTTCCTGCGAGCAATCGAGATGCTCATCAAGAAGTATCCCGAGCAAGACGTCGTGGTCTGCTGGGATTCGCCAACGAATGAACGACGTAAAGAGGACCCACGGTACAAAGCTAACCGAAGTCACAAAGCCGGGTCAGAGTTCTTCGAGCGCTTGAAAAGGCTACGTCGATTTCTGAGATGCTATTGGTCAGAGTGCGAAGTCCACGGCCGCGAAGCAGACGATGTGATGGGTGCGCTTGCATCGACTGGCTCAGGTCACCGAATCTACACGAACGACAGCGACTTATTGCGGGTCGTCAATGACAGTCGTGATGTCAAAGTTGTCAAGTCGTTTCAGTCCAAGCTATTTGAGTGGGACGAGACTTGCGTAGTCAAAACATACGGCGTAACGCCTAGCTTACTCACGTGGTTTCGAGCAATCGTCGGCGATAAGTCAGATAACCTAGATGGTGCTCCGCGAGTAAGCCGCACTTACCTTGCTAGTCTGCTCTCGTGGCTCGATGCTTCTGTGCCAGTGTCAGTTCCTGGCTGGAAGCAAGAGATTTTGTCGGGCGACTGGAAGCCAAAAGAACTCGATGCAATCAAGACGCATCTTGAGTCGGGCAAGTTTGACATGAATTTCCAACTTATGTCACTTCGATGCATCGATGTTGCTGATCTAAAAGTAACAGCACATGTCTATGATGAACTATTTATTGTAGAGTGCCTCAAGCGCTGGGAAATTAAATCGCTGCAACTGTGTAAGCCGCTGGCGGACAAGTTAACTGTCGAAATAGAAGGAGAAGAGTTCTGATGCTTACTAAAACAAAAATCATTCTGGAATTAACGCTTGATGACGACGAGCGTATCGCATTCAAGCGTTCAATGTGCACGTTGTTAGACGTGATGAACGAAGCTGTGCGCAACGAAGCTACAGACGCAGTACTTATGCGAAACGGCTTCAACGACGCGAGTTCCGTTGTAGATGCTATCAGGGTCATTGACCGTATCAACGACAACGTATAAATTACTGCTAGGAGAAACAGCGTGGACTTAGCGACTATAGCAAAAGCTGTTCTCATAGCTCAAGATGCTCACGAGGGCAGTTATAACGACAGCGAGAACCGGTATACTGCCGACTACAAAGATTGTTTTGAAGCTGCGTGCCAACAACTCGGGTTACCAGTGTCACTTGTAGACGTTCTTTATCTTGCAAATACGTGGAGCAACGACTTACGAATATGGGCAAACAGCGTCATGCAACAGTCTAACAGTAGGGAGTTCACATGCGACGATACCAATGGGTGACAACACGAGACGCTGATACATGCCCGCACTGCATCGAGCTCGACGGACGCATATTCTCTGAACTTGAAGTACAGATGCTTAACTCGCCGCCAATACCTGCGTGTACTTCAAAGGTTGGCTGTCGGTGCTATCTTGTTGAACTTACTAACGGAACAGCGAATAAGGCGCACTTATGAATACCGAACTGTGGACGCACGAACGACTTAAACCAAAGAAGTGGAAGGGCGAGCACGCTTACTACAAGCAAGTCAAGCTAAACGGCCACCGGTTCACGGTCTACAAACAAGCTAATGGTAAGCTCGTCGGCTTTGAGCGCGAGATCAGACCAGACCTTGAAATTACAGTCAAGCGACCGAAGATCGTCGAATATAACTGGTGGAAAAAACTTGACTCAAGACTAGCGCCGCTGTCGTCTGTTGACGGCGAGCTTCACGTGCCACGTGGCAATGCCGGCGATGCAGCACACGCGATTGCAGAGTGTTTGCCTGAGTTGGAATTTGGCATTTTCGCTATGCCGTGGTTGAATGGCGTCGATTTTAGCATTGTATCGCCAGAATTCGTTCAAACAGAGGTGTTGCATTTAGGCCTGCAATTTGTGCCACTCTACAAGTTGCTTGAGACCGACAATGAAGAACGCTTACTCGCTGACGCTCGCGACTTAGGCATCGAAGGATGGGTACTCAAGCAATCAAACTACAGCGGTTGGTGGAAAGTCAAGCCAACGCGTGACATTGACGTAGTTGTCACTGGATTTAAGGACGGTGAAGGCAAGTACCTCGGCGCCGTCGGAGCACTGCGAGTAAGCATATGGACTGACGGCGAATTCCGAGAAATTGCTTCTGTGAGCGGCATGGACGACGACGTGCGATGGGACATCGACGAGAAAAAAGACCTCGGACGCGTGTGCGAAGTGCGGTACCAAGATGTTGGTAACGGCGGGCGTCTCATCCACCCACGATTTGTTCGCTGGCGAGATGACAAGCCTGCTGACCAGTGTCACTACGACAAGGAGGACTTGTAGGCAGCAAGTAGCAAACAAGTGTTAAGTTGACTAAACAAGTTCAACAAGAGCAAAGGAGTGCCAAGATGAAGACATGGAAGTTGACTCTGATGGCAATGTCAATGTTGTTTGTTCTGGTTGTCGCGGCAGGATTAGTCCGAGCCACGATGTTTGTGGCCATGGCTGATGCAACAGTGTGTGCGCCTATTGTCTATGACCCAAACAAGGTGCCTCATCTCTGGCGCATCGATCCGAACGCGATCACGGGTGCGCACTTGCTCCCGCCGATACCGGGCAACCCCGATGTATGGACTGCTCGCTGTGGCAAGTGGCAACGGCCGCCAATTACTGCGTGCCAAGTTGATAATTTGCCGTTTAGCATCGAATACGTTGCAGGAACAAGTCCAGCAAGCGTGATTCATGACCCAAATGCAGGCACGTGGTCCTTTATGGCTGAGATCATCGAAGGCCCAAATCTATGGCGATTTCGTGCAACTACGCTTATGACCGTGACATCTCGGGCTGCATCGAAAGAGTACTACGTTACTCTCGTCGGTGAAAAGGCTGACGCAAATGCACCTGAGTTGCATTGAGGTTAATATGGGGCGTCCGTTGAAAGATCACAGAGTACACATGTCTGATGAGCATATGTACTTATTGATGTTCTGTGCTAAAAAGGCGAATGCCTGCATAAAAACGCTCACAGGCCGCACTATGAGCCCACAAGAACTTATCAATGAGGGTTGGTGGCGATGCGTACGCCGGGTAGAGGCCGATGACCTAAAAAAGACCATATCGAATGTTATTAGCGAAATGGTCAGATACGGCATATCAGAGAACAAAACTACAGTATCCTTAGGCGGTAGGGAAAACGAGTGCTTAGAACCGTTGCAAGTAAGCACAGATGCCGGTAACGGGACTGATGCCCGGTATATAGTTGATGAACTACGACGTCGGATACGGCCACAGTTGTTCTATATTGGTTGGGCAACACTAGCTGAAGGTCGCTCTGCAAAAGAGCTTGCGACAGAGCTCGGCGTTAGTTCTACATATGTCAACAACTTACGAAATGCGTTCTTAGAACGTGCAGCAGCTGTTCTTGTCGGAAACGAAGTTACTGCGTATATCCGTCGTGTCATGAAAAAATAAGTGCCGCAGTCCAATTTTAAGGCAAGTTTAATGAAAGTACTAGCAATTGGCGAACGGTTCAACCAAGAACGATGGAGTCCAGTGCTCAGTAATGAATACTCATTTTCTCTGCGGGTTCGCATGGGGCTCTATAATCGCGGACCACGGCGTGAGTTTCTTGACAAGCTTGGCGTTCGCTGGACTCACGGGATTAATTTGCTGTGGCCGAGTCCAACACCTGGTGAGTGGGACAACAAAGAAGCTCAACAAGTTGTCGCGGCAATAGCGAGTCACGTGGTATGCGAGTATGACTACGTATTGCTCTTTGGTCGTCGCGTGTGCGACGCATGGGGCGTACCGTATCGCGTGGGTCAAGTGTTCGACGGACCTGTAGTCGTCAGTGGTTATCTCATGGAAAGTACTGCAAAATGGATGCCGTTGCCGCACCCAAGCGGACGCAACCGAGCGTGGAACGACCCTGAGGTAAAGAAGAAAGTACGTGCTCTCGCAGAGTCGTTGTGATGTTTGAATAAACACCAAATAAATTAGGAGGCTTTTATGTGGAACGTGTTGTATGTAGCAACAGCATGCGGGATAGTTGTACTAGCAGTTCATGCGTGGTCGACATGGTATCACTCACGAATCGCGTCAAAACGTCTTGCAGAAGAGATGCGACGCATCGCTGTAGAGACGAGCCGAGGTAACTATGAACGACGACTTAATTAAGCAAGCTCAGATCGACCACGAACGCAAGGTACTAGCACGGGCATCGCAGCCCGGGTCGAAATTTGCCTCGCTTGAGACGAGAGTCGAAGCACTTGAGACGAGAGTCGAAGCACTTGAGATGGGCGAACAAAAGGGATTGCTAAGACGCATGTGCGAAAGGATTTTCCATGTGGGACGTCGTGTTTGAACTGTGTGCAGTTCTTTTTATCGGCATATTTGCTGGAGCGTGTGTTCATGCGTTTATCGTTGTTATTGAACAGTCTATTGGCGTCGTTGAACGATTAGTTCGACGTGCTATGCAACTGATAGGCTTCGATAAAGTATTAGACGTGCATAAAGCAATGCGAGATGAAGAGACGCACACAAGGCGATGCAACTAACGGCGCTGAAGCGATATTAAACAAAAGGGCTTGTTATGGGTCATAACGGCATCACTGGACGGCCGCAGTCTGAAAGCGCGTTTACTCGTTGGTTCTGTGACCGACTGCGGCGAGTCAACGCAATTACCGTTGCGTTTGTCGGCGGCGAGATGCAACAAGCAGGCTTGCCCGACAGATACGTGTGCCATACTTGCGTTCGCGGATGGCTGGAGTTCAAACGTGGTGACCGCAGCACGACGCCGCAGCAGTGGAAGTTTATGTCTGACATCACTAAGCGCGGCGACACCGCACTCATTGTGCGTCTTGACCATACAGACTGGGTTCGGTTCGAAGCAGTCGCGACTCACTATTCTATTAAGCGAGGCGCTGTATTAGCCCAACTAGACTACAAGTTGCTCAAGGCACTTGGTGACCCGGGAGCAGGACTGAAGATACTAGCAGCGTTTTGTGAAGCGCAAAGTAAAATGAAGGAGTCATTATGACACTACTAGAACTTCAAGCGATCAGTGGGTCGTGCAAGACCGACGCAGAGTTTCTACACGCGATCCGTGAGCTGTACTGGAAAGCCATGGGCGTGCCCAAGTGTTTTCATCTGTGGGCAGAAGCCAGGTTCTTAAGCCGTATAGGTTTTGTTTGCCAAAAATGCGGTCGCACCCTCGTGGACTACACGTGTACACCGTTTGATTGCAACGGTCCTGACCCTGTCCCTGGTTCTCTTGCTGATGCAGCAGAAGCTTTACGGGCGAAGGTAGCATGGCCACACGTCAACGTGGACGAGCTGTTGTCAAAGGTTCTGCGTACGCCTGCGGTCTACGACAGTAGTGCTCCAGAAGTGAGTACAGCGTGGTATAGGCTGGCCTGCGAAGAGTCTCTACGAGTGCGGATCATCTTCTTCCTCGCGGCCCTAGGTGTCATAGACGCGAGCAACAGTGCAAGTAACAGCGTGAGCAATAGCGCGAGCAATAGCGTGTACAACATGTGTGCATCATGCGTACATCACTATCGCCGAAGATAAACTAAAGGAAAGTCGTTATGAAACACGGAGATGATGCGCCTGTACCACGGATTCTAATGTTGAAATCAGATTATCAGAAGGCCCTCGCCGCTGCTAATGAACAGATCGCCAAATTGACAAAGGAACGCGACGCTGAGCGGGAGCAGTGCAGAAAATGGATCACAGATATCATGGGGCACCGGGAATACGAGGGGTGCTGGTTTAATGATGAAGGTGACTGCGGCAACTGGCCTGAATGTAGCCCACACTGTCCTCTAAAACAGATGAGGGACCACGTCGGAATTGTGCCACAGACCGACGGCGGTCTCGACAAGCAGTAAGACATCAGATGTCGAGGTTCATGATCCGTGAAAGGCAGTGCAGATGCCATGAAATTTGTCCTGGGCAAATCTTGCAAAAGTGCGAATGCGTGCTGGTACTTAGTCCTTGATTGCCGCGACGCCGAAGAAGCAGTTGTTAGTATTCTCCGAGCCAATTCGGCCCGTTTTGCAATTGATGCCCACGAAAGTGACATATTTGCCACGTTGGCTTTGACATCGATGCTTTTGGCTGTGCAGATCGACTCTGGAACACATGACCGGGGCGGCTACTACGTCAACCGCAACGGCGATATGTGCTCCTCGCTAGTCGAGGTCCTAGAGGAGCGTGACGTTGATACATGGCCGGATGTCGAGAAGATCACGACATTCCGCTGGCCATACGGTAAGCACTACTACGTGAAGGTGGACGGCGTCAACCTAGAATGGGAAGGCAAGACGAAATGGAACACGCACAAAGCTGCCCGTGAAGCAGCCGAGGCGTTCATCAAATTTAGTGGCTGTTGAGAAAACGTAAAGTGAGAAGAGACATTATGCGATCTGAGACAGAAGCAACCCGCATCATCAAAGTAGCTTGTGATATGCATCGGACAGACCTGGAGTACGCCCTGTGCACGCGAAAGTCTGCCGGCGTACGACATACACTTAACAAGATGTCGCGGTGCGCTGCGTGCCAAGCGAGAGCGAAAGAAGCAGCGAGTAGAGACGACCAATGACGACACAATTACTTGTACCAGTTAACGTCTATGTGGGTGCTACGCGAATAAAGACTGTTTACCACTCGCCGTACTGCCTCAGCGTATGCGTGGACGTAGACGGCAACGCAGAATACTACGAAGTGAGAGCGTCGGACAAGACGCTAGTGCTGCCTGAGAGTGCCTACAAGGTTGTAAACAACGAAGTACGTCGACTGAAAATTTTAGGTGATTCTGAGCGATGTTCATAAAACAACGAGCGTTTTGCCTCAGGTGCACGAAAACAACGAGCGTTTTGCCTCAGGTGCACGAAAACAGGTCGGGGTTAACTGAAAATGGTTTTTCAGTCAGCCTCCGTCGATACTTTCAAAAGTTATCTTCTTCCACTACTATTGTCAATTGACAATATACTACTTATATAATATATGTATATATATATTATATATATAATTAACCATAAAAAACCCCTAGGTAGTAGTAGTAGTAGTAGTAGTAATAGGGTCTCCAATTCTAAAATTAGGAATTGTCGATATTGTCGATTCGATTTATAGAGTAGGAAGAAGATAACTTTCGTACGAACGAACGAACCCCGACTGAAAAACCATTTTCAGTTAACCCCAGCCTGTTTTCATACATTTAGCGGATTTGACTCACGATTTGTGAACTCATGAGCGTATCCACTAAACTTGTAGTTGATTGTAGTTGATTGGAGCAGTTATGGACTGGTCAAAGGTGTTCCGAGACGCTCGTAAGACCGTCGAAGAAATTGAGCAACAAGAGCGGCGTATCGCTCCAAAGAAGTTGGACGACGAGACATGGCCTGAGTATCTTCAGCGAACTCGAGCGAATCGTCGGGAGCTTTTATTGAATGTGAGAATTCCTGAGCGTCGCTGCCCAGTTTGCTCGAGTATTAAAGTGAGATCGCGTCAATGGGTCATTATCTCTCAGCGCCTTGTCCAACGGCTCTCAAAGTATGTAGAACAAGGATTATCGAGCGACGAGACCGCTGAAGCGTTTTCAAAAATGTTGCTCCGCGGCGCGTGCTGCAGGGCGTGTTACGTAAAGTACTTCGTAAATAAGGGGCTGTTATGTACACGTTGAAAGACATGAAGGACTACGCTAAACACTTTAACGCTATAAAAGAAGCTGGCTTCGTTCGCTGTTCAGCGTGTGCTGATAAGTCAGATGTGTTGGAACTATGCAACACATGCGTTCAAAATCGTGAGCTCATCTACGGTCTTTGGTCGCGACTGTATGATGCAGTAACCATGCTAGACCGTGCTGCATCGTCGAAACAAGCGAGGATGATACACGATCTTGAGCAAACTTCTAGTGAGGTGCGAGATCAAATTGCGCCCACGATGTTCTCGATATTTGACTCATTGAAAAAAGCTGGGTTCAATGATGCTATGGCATACAACGCTATGATGCAGATGTGCTGTGTCAGCAACAAATCTGATACAAAAGAATCGAGTAGCACAAGCAGCGTAGATGTAGTGGCAAGAGCTTCGATTTTGCTACTTGCTAAAGCTATCGATACAACTGATCACTTTAATAAGAAACAGTATATCGATGAAGCGCGTCGCCGTGTTAACGACTCGACGACTTTTGGTTGAAGAAGAACGAGGTGCCTAATAAGGAAACTGTGAATGACAGTATTGCGGAAAAAGTTGATACTAGGTGGCAGGTGCAAAGAGCTGTATTGCAACGGTACGCCAGTTTTAGTATCTGACTTAATTCGAGAAGAGCAGTACATACGTTGCCCATCGTGTGGCAAAGAGTCCGAGCACACGCGGCTCGGAGAACATATTGATTATTCAGAGTGGAAGTAAAGGAGACCTAAGATGATTCGTCTTTACTGTGATGGGTGCGGCAAAGAAATTACTGCTAATGAAAATAGAGTAATACCTGAGAATAGGTATCGGCCGGTCAAAGACTTGCGTTACGTTGATTCAACAGGCCGTACTCACCAATCGCGGGTGCAGCTGGAAGTGCTCGTCGCTGTCAACGGTGACTGGTGCAATGGTCACATCTGTCGTGAGTGCGTAGTGCAAGTGTTCAACTCGCCAAGTCGGAGTGCAGGGAAATACGAGAATAACGCCATTCGTGTCGCTGCTGCAGTACAAGAGTTGCGGTGCGACGTCGAAGGTAGTACAGAGGACGAAGCATGAGCAACGCTAGTGACAGCGTGTTTCGTGTGGTTTCACACCGGTATGCGGTCGACGGCCAGCTACTTCGTGAGCAGCGACGAGCTATGGGTTACACGCAAATAGCTTTTGCTGCAGCGTGTGGCTGGTCGTCGGCCTACCAGTGTATGCTTGAAAACAATCACATTCATGAAGTCAGCGAACGCGTTAAAACGGTTATAGAACAAGTACTTAAAAGGCCGCATAAATAAACTGCAATAAATTTTGAAATTGGGTTGTGCCGTAGTCACGTGTTTGTATTATTCAATGTAAGGCAGGGTTTAAAGAATGCCAGCACCACCAGAAGGGCATCCGCGACAGTGTCAAGCACGATCTCGAATAACTCGAAATCGTTGCAGACGATGGGCACTACGATATAGTGATTATTGCCAATTTCATGGCGGGCGCCGTGCCGCGGCGTACCTATTCAAGAGAGGAACTCTTAAGTTGCCGAGCTTCTATTCCAAGTATCTTGGGCCTAAGCTGAGTGAGCGAGTTAATGAAGCGCTCAATAAGCCGCACGATGAACAAGTAGCGCTATATGAAGAACTCGCTATTGCTCGGTCGACAGCGTGTGAGGCGTTGCGTCTTGCGTCGCCATTGTTTGACGAGAAGATCGGCACAAAACTTAGCCTTGAAACAAAGGCCCTCATGGCGCAGACGCTGAATCAAGCGATGAACGCCGTGAAAGAATTAGTACTTGCCGCGTCGAAGATCGAAAAAGAACAGAGCGATAAAGTGAGCGTAAAAGTTATCAATCTCATTGTGATGCAAATCGTCATGGCTATCAATGATGTTTGTGGAGTTGATAACATGGAACTTGCTGAAGCCATCGCTCGCCGAATCGACGAGAAAGTAAGGCTGCCAATTAACGAGCGTCTGAACCCGAGCATCGAGATTAAAGTAGAGTAGGCCACGTGGAAGTACGCATCAAACTGCCTGACTATCTGAAGCACGTGTTCGATGATCGTGGGCTACTCACGGTTAAGGGCACAGGCTCTGCACGCAAGGTTCTCTTGCTGTGGGCATGGGCTAACGGTGCAGTATGGGTAAGTCGACGGCCGCGAGATGCACAAGCCTTGCTCGAAGAACAACTACTTCAGTGGCCACATGTCTCAGCAAAGCGAGTTGAATTTCGTGCGCCCAACGAGCTTAGTGCTACGGACTGTGATTTTGCGGTCGTGGAAGACCCTGCTCATATTGACGGTGCTGTGGCATGGGTCAAGACGCATGTGCGTAAACAAGCAAGGCTACTCGAAATCAGCAATGATGATACGCTTGTTACGAAGGTCGATGCTGCTGGATTGTCGCTCGATGAACGACTTGCTCTGCTCGAGGCCACTAGAACGGGCCGGTCATTCGAGTACGAAGAACATGACCTTGTGGCCAGCGTGTGCCGCGAGTCGTTGTACGTGTTTATGAAAGAGTTCTGGTCAACGATTGTTGCTGAACCGTTTGTAGACAACTGGCACATTCGCATTATTTGTGATGCTATTCAAGAGACCTTAGAGCCAGTCTTTGAGTGGCGAGAGAAGGAAAGTGATCTGATTATTAACGTGTCGCCGGGTTCGACGAAGTCGATCTGCGCATCAGTCATGACTACGCCGTGGACGTGGACTCGCATGCCGTCGTTTCGACTCATCGGCGGTTCATACGCACACAACTTGGCCATGGACTTGTCTCGTAAATCGCGGCAAGTTATTCAATCAGCAAAGTATCAGTCGTCGTTTCCCATCCGGCTCCGTGACGACCAGAACGCGAAGAGCCACTTTGTCAACGAGAAGGAAGGCATGCGAATGGGCGTCGGCACGGGAGGCGTCGCGGGCTTTCACTCGCACGCCAACGTCATCGACGACCCGCTGGATCCGAATAAGTCACATTCTGAAGTCGAGATTAAGGCTGCAAATACTTGGGTCAATGAAGGCATCGAACAGCGAAAAGTGGATCAGCGCATCGCGCCTACTATTCTCATCATGCAGCGATTGAACCAGGCCGATCCGACGGGTGAGAAGCTCCGCATCGCGAACGGATCGGGCTCTGTTCGGCACATCTGCATTCCCGCTGAGCTGACTGACGACGTGAAGCCTCGCTCACTCGCGAAGTTCTATGTCGACGGTCTCATGGACCCGCGGCGCCTGCCTGCCACGGTCCTCGCTCAGAAGCGAAAGCTCGGCCAATACCTTTACGCAGCACAGTACCTGCAGTCGCCGTCGCCACCGTCAGGCGGCATGTTCAAGTGGGAGCGCATCAAGATCCGGAACAGCGCTCCCACTGTTTTGAAACAAATCGTCCGGTACTGGGACAAGGCGGGCACCGAGGGTGCGGGCGCCTTTACCGCCGGCGTAAAGATGAGTGTAGACGATCACGGCGAGTACTGGGTGCTCGACGTCACCCGTGGCCAGTGGGAGTCGAACGTTCGTGAGTCTGTGATTAAGCAGCGAGCCGACATCGACGGTCTTCGCACGCGGGTTGGCATTGAACAAGAACCTGGCAGCGGCGGCAAAGATTCTGCTATTGCTACAAAGAAGAACCTTCGTGGGTTCAGCGTACTCTGTGAGCGGCCAACTGGCGACAAGATTTGGCGAGCTGATGCATTCAGCGTAGCAGTGAACGACGGCCACGTGAACCTCGTGTTGGGCGATTGGAACTTGGAGTATCTCGAAGAGCTCCGGTACTTCCCCGAGAGTCGATTCAAGGACCAAGTTGATGCATCGAGTGGCGCATTTCGTATGCTAACTCAAAAGCAAATCCGAGTTGGAGGCGGCTATACCAAATGAAACTGGTCTTTAACCACGTGATAGAGCGAGTGGTCAACGCGGTGTCGACGCTTCGACGATCAGCGCTAAAGAAGGCGCTTGAGGACGTCCGCAACATCGACTTTGAGTGCGGATACCCTGTAGAGATTTCAACTGACGACTACAAGGCGATGTATGACCGCTCAGGATTTGGACGCCGTATCGTAGATGCATGGCCCGATGCGTGTTGGAAAGTCTTGCCGGAAATCTATGAGACAGAAAATGCTGATGAAACGCCTTTTGAAAAGGCTTTGAAAGCACTTAATGAAGAGATGCACTTGCTGCACTACTTGGCAAGGGCTGACCGGCTCAGCGGCATCGGATGCTTCGGTGTATTGCTCTACGGATTCGATGATGGTCTTGAACTTAGTGAACCTGTCGAATCATCGCTAAAGCGAAAGTTGCTTTACCTGCGAGTATTTGATGAGTCAGAAGTTGACATCTCGGCATTCGAGACAGATGTAACGAGTCCGCGATTTGGGTTGCCAATAGCGTATAACGTTACATTTCTTAACGCGTCGGGTTCTGAAGAGTCAAAGACAATACACTGGTCACGAGTCGAGCACATTGCTGATCGTTGTGGGTCGAACGACGTCTACGGTGTGCCGCGAATGCAAGAAGGCTACAACACCTTGCTGGACCTTAAGAAAACATGTGGCGGCAGCGCTGAGATGTTTTGGCGTGGCGGGTTTCCTGGGTATGCAATTACGGTTGACCCATCGCTTGACTTAGATGCTGTGAACATCGATACAGAAGCGACGAAACAAGAGATTTTGGAGTACTCTGAGGGACTACGGCGATATTTGACGCTTACTGGTATGAACGTTACATCACTCACGCCGCAAGTTGCAGACCCGACTGGGCACTTTAAGATGCTAATTCAAGCACTTGCTATGTCGATTGACATTCCATGGCGAGTGTTTATTGGGTCCGAAGAAGCGAAGCTTGCGTCAGAGCAAGATACGAAAAGTCATCACGACAAAGTCCGTATGCGACAAAATCAGTACTTAACTCCGATGGTTATTCGGCCTGTGGTAAAACGACTTCAGGCAGCTGGTGTGCTACCTGAAACGCCCAACGGCTTTATCGTTGACTGGCCGGACCTTGATTCGCCAACTGAAAAAGACATCACGGAAAATGCAGACCGCCGTACGAAGGCCATTGCTCAGTATTTTACTAGCGGCGCTGATAATCTTATCGCACCGCGGCAGTACTTGACGCTCATCCACAAGTTCACAGAGGATGAAGTCAATGCAATCACTGAGGGCCTTGACGACTTTCGCGGTCAAGTCGACGAAGACGAAGACGAAGACGAAGATGACAGCACGGACTTTGATGTAAGGGACATCGAGCCTTGAAGATGCGCTGTACGTATAACGTAGATCGCTATGACCCAACGCGGACTACTGCTCTGCGTGGGCAGTTCGTGCGTGAGATGTCCGCCCGCATGGATGCGATCAAGCGTGCAGTACTTAAGACTATCGGCAAGGACGATGCCTTTATGATGAAAGGCACAACTCAAGGTGTGGTACTTCATACGTGGCCAGTCAAAAACCTTGCGCCTAAGTCTACGTACGCATTCGTCAGCAACCCAAAGAAGGTCGAGGACTTCCGCAGCTGGCTCCAAGAACAGATCGACAAGGGCCTGATGACGACAGTCGGCGGCACGTCGGGAAAGCCGTGGACTGCGAAGTACATCGAGACGGCGTATCGCAAAGGCGCCGCTCGGGCGTACGTCGACGCGCACAAGGCGAAGCTCGGTTTGCCGATGGACTTCTACGACGGCAACGCAGAGGCGTTTCTGCGAGACGCATTCTTCGGTCCGCAGCTCCTGAGCAAGATGGAGCTCGTGGCGACGCGGGCGTTCGGTGAGCTCCGCGGAGTGAGCGACACCATGAGTCAGCAGCTGTCGCGGACCATGGCAGAAGGCCTCGCGAACGGCTGGCACCCGTTGAAAACTGCACGTGAAATGACCAAGCAGATCGACGGCCTTACGGCTAAACGGGCAAAGGTCATAGCTCGCACTGAGACGATCAGAGCGCACGCCGAGGGCCAGCTCGACGCATTCGACGCACTTGGTGTCGACGAGCTTGGCGTCATGGCCGAGTGGCAGACCGCCGGGTACGACGTCTGCGAGGACTGCCTGGGCATGGAAGGCCAGACGTTTACTGTCGAAGAAGCTCGTGGCTACATTCCGCTGCACCCTAACTGTCGCTGTGCGTGGATCCCGGCCTTCGAGAAGAGCAAGGCAAAGAGCGGTGCGAAAGCTCGTGAACCGCTGGCTAGCGTGCCGGGCGACCTGCGGAAAGAGCTCTACGGTGCGATTGACTCCGGCGCAGCAAAGAGCGTCGAAGACCTATACGCGGCGTTCGGAGACCGGAGCGTAGCGAGATTCTGGCTCACGGGCGGCGTCGATGACGCGAAGTGGGCCGTCGTCAAGCAGGCAGTTGAGACTGGGCGCTTTAAGCCAGCAGCAATCCGCAAGTTGCTCGACGATGTCCAGGCCGGTCGTGAGAAGCCTTCGCTCATGCGGGTCGGTCGCAACTACATCGATCCTCGACTCAGGATTGCGGGCGTCAAGCAGAAGGACATCAACGACCTGGGTGACTACTTGGTCAACTTGTTCAATGACGCCGGTATCAAGATGACCAAGGGCGGGAAGCTCGTCAAGCCGCCCAAGATTAAGCCACCTAAGATCAAGCCGCCTGCGCCTACGGGCATCGCGCCCACGCCCGCGCCTACGGGCATCGCGCCCACGCCCGCGCCTACGTCCGCGGGCACCACGCGATACGCGTCTGCCGAGGAGTACCGGAAGGCGATCATCGATGCCGTAGAGAAGCGGCCCGGCGCCAAGGAGATCGCGGACCTCGAGTACCAGCTCAAGATATACGCTCAAGAGCGCGTGGATGCACGGTCAACATGGCACGAGTTACTCGCAAGCAGCGACGCAAAGGCTGCTCAAGCATTTTATGACAACAACGTAATAGCTATAGACAACAAGTACTTTAAGTTGCACAACGAAGTCATGACACTCAAGAACGCGACGCAAGTCGCTCTCAAAGAGCAACGCAAGCTGCTTGCTGAGGTTGACAGTGCAGTTGACTTTATGACACACGTGGGCGGCGACATTAAGGAGTTTAAGGCTACGCTTAACGAAGTGATGAGTTGGGTGCCTAAGAAAGCCATTAGCAAGAGCGATGAAATCGGCATACGCAACTTGACAGTTCGTATAAGCAAGAGCGGGCCCAAGAACGTAGGCGGGGAGTATGCGTTTACAACCCGTCAAATCAGTATATATCGTTCGGGCTATAGTGCTCAGCAAATATTTGCTCATGAACTCGGACATCATTTGTCGTACCAGATGTCGCGATTCATGAAAGCGCAAAATGCGTTCTTCAATCGACGCACCGCTAGCGAAGCCATTCGTGAGCTGCCAAGATTTCGCGGAATCAACGGCAAGGCAGACCAGTTCAGCCGGTACAGCCAGTACGCGGGACGGGTCTACAGCGACGGGCATGCGTCTGAAATCGCATCAGTGGGCGTCGAGTACATCTGGGCCAATCCGTACAAAGCTGCGACGGCAGACCCTGAGTGGTTCAACATGGTCGTAAGTGCGCTGAAGGGCATTCCAGAAAAATGATCGCAATTAACTACAAAGGTCTCGCTGCAGCTTTCGATCCGGATACGCTCACGTGGTCCGGCGACGAGGTACTGTCGCAAGTGCTCAACGACTCGCTGGTCATCCGAGATCCGTTCCGCGTTGAGTCGTGCTATGCCGAGGGCCCACGTGATACAGTAGGCCACGACGGCATTGCGCTGGCTGACGCGATCGAGCTACTCGGTGAAGAGATCGCAGTGACGCAGTACGAGCGGGTTGATCCGCCCGCGGAGCAGAAGGGTGTCGTCGTATGACGATCGCAGTACGCGGCGCGGCGTGTTCAGTACGCTGGGCCAACTAGAAGAGCAACTGTTGCACCTGCGACGGCGAGCGCCTCGCAGAAAAGGACGAAGGAGAAAACGATGCCTGTACTTATGGCTGAGCACACTGAACTGTTTCAAGTCATCACGTACAATCTAAAGCCCGTTGTGCGCAACGAGAAGATGGCGGGCCAGGACTTTCTCGTCGTGCCCATGGTCATGATGGTTGAAGGCGTATTAAATGGGTCTCGCGGCCCGATCTATTATCCTGCTAGTGAGATGCGAAAACTGCCGGTCGTGTGGAATAATAAACCAGTAGTTGTCTATCACCCATCAAGTACGAAGGAATTTGGGTCCGCGTGTGTACCTGCAGAACTTACTGTACGCCAGATTGGCGTGATCATGAATACGAAGTACAAGGACGGCAAGTTGCACGCAGAAGCTTGGTTGTACCCGAGTCGGCTTGACTCGGTAGATGAACGTGTAGCAACAGCAATCAAGAACCAACTTATGCTAGAGTTGTCTACGGGGCTGTTTGTAGACGTTGAGCTCAAGAACGGCGTCTTCAACAATAAGGCATACGTCGGCATTGCTCGCAACTTTAGGCCAGATCATCTCGCGGTGTTACCTGACCTTAAGGGAGCGTGCTCGGTTGACGACGGCGCCGGCTTCATCCGGCTCAACCAAGACGCGAGCGAGGTCGTCGGTACGGAGAACACCGAGCTGAGTCACTCCGATGTTCGCAAAGCACTCATCGGATTCATCGAAGAAAAAGGCAAAGAAGCATGGATCGAGTCCGTGTGGGACGATAAGTTTGTGTACGAAAAAGCAGGCAAGCTATATGAGCAGGAGTACCAGTTGAAGGACAACGTCCCGTCGTTAGTCGGGCTGCCGACGGAAGTCATACGAGTGACGACATATGAGCCCGTGAAGAATGAAGAACACAAAATGAAAGGACACCAGATGTCGAACACCAAAGTGGACGTAAAGGCCACTGTCGACGCGATCATTGCGAATGAGTCGACGCCGTGGACCGAAGAGGACCGTGAGGCTTTGATGGGCCTTGATGAGAAAGTTCTCAACAAGATGCTGCCGACGGAAGACGAGCAAAAGGACAAGAAGGCCGTCGAAAACGTGACCAAAGGCCCGGTCACCGAAGCAGTCGCAACCAAGTCGACGACCGTTGAGAACACGACGAAGCCCCAGACGCTTGATGAGTTCATCAACAACGCTCCGGCAGAGCTGCGGCCCGTCCTGCGGCACGGCGTCAGTGCTTACAACACTGAGCGCGACAGCCTCATCAAGTCGCTCGTGGCCAACAAGCGCTGCACGCTGTCGAAAGAGTACCTCGAGTCGAAAGACGTCGTTGAGCTGAGAGCTCTCGTCGAGCTGGCCGGCGTCGAGAACGAGCAGAGCGATGACACTCGCTTCACTCGTATGCCGAACTTCTCTGGACGTGCGCCGACCGCGGTGAAGAACGACGAAGAGCCACTCGCGGTGCCTGTGCTCAACTTCAAGAAGTCGTAGTACAGCTGATATTCGCAGCTATTCGCGTAGTAAGTACAACAGCAACACAATCTTTTGAAGGGTAATAACATGGCTTACAGACGCATCGAAAACAAAGGTAACTTCCTCTTTGAGGAGTACAAAGCTGACGTTGGGACGATTAAGCCCGGCATGCTGCTCAAGTGCACGGCAACGGGTGTCATTCCGAACAACGAGATTGGCAAGGACTGCGAGGCACTGTTTGCACTCGAAGACGCCTTTCAGGGCAAGACGGTCAGTGACACGTACACGATCAGCAACCAAGTGCAATGCGTGCTTCCCAGCAAGGGCAGCGTGGTCAATGCACTGCTGAAATCAGGCAACACGTACAAGCTCAACACGCCGGTCGTCAGTGCGGGCGACGGCACGTTGATTCCGCTGGATGACGCTGCATCGGGCATCCCCGGTTGCGTTGTTGGCTTTTGCGTTCAGGCTGCACCCGGCACGCTTTCCGCAAACGCGTTGCATCCCGTGCGCATTGTGTAATATCAAGTAGTACTGTTTGCTATTTCGGCAGTTTAGAACAAGGTACTCGAATCACAGTTTGGAACTTAATTGAAAGGGCACACGATGGATTATATCTTGAACGGGGCAGCTACCGGCGATGTTGCCGAGCGGCTCATGGCAGTGAACATGGATGTTGGTGCGCTGCGTCCGTGGATTGGCAAGGACGGCCGGTCGTACATGACTATCAACCAAGGCGGCGTGTTGAAGAATGTGCCGTTGATGAACACCACGGCAACGCTGCGAAAAGATGATTGGGCTGCAATCGACGCGTCGGCTATCAAAGCGGCCGAAGAGCGTCTGAAGCTGGTGAAGATCATTCGTGGACGCGGCCTTGAGTACGGCATTCCGAACGGCATGGGTCGGACTGTTCTTGAGACCGAAACGATGGGCGATGTCAACGATGCTGAGCTCAGCATGGACGGTCTGCGGCAGGGCGCCAATGATCGGCCGACGTTTGAACTGAGCAATTTGCCGCTGCCGATCGCTCACTACGATTGGTCGTTCTCCGCTCGACAGATCATGGCTTCGCGGAACGGCGGCAGCCCATTGGACACGACGATGAGTGAGCGTGCTGGTCGTAAGGTCAGCGAAAAGGTGGAGAAGCTTTTCACTGGTGCGCTGAGCACTTACACGTTTGGCGGCGGTACGCTGTACGGTATGACGAATTTTGCGACGCGTCAGACGTACGCAATGACGTCGCCTGCGGACAGTACTTGGACGGGCGCCTTGTTCATCACCCAGATTTTGGCGATGCGGCAACTTGCGTACAACGCCCATTACTACGGTCCGTTCATGCTGTTCAATTCGCCGGCGTGGGATTCGTATCTCGACCGTGACTACAGCGCATCGAAGGGCGACAATACGGTCCGCGACCGCGTGCTGAAGATCAGCGGCATCGAAGGCATGGAGACGCTGGATTTCATGTCGAATTATGACATGGTACTGTGCCAGATGACGTCGGATGTCGTTCGTGCTGTCGTCGGCATGGACATCGTCACGGTCCAGTGGGACAGTCACGGTGGTCTGCAGAAAAACTTCAAGACGATGGCAATCATTGTGCCGCAGTTCCGCAGCGACCAGGAAAGCCAGTGCGGCATCGTTCACGGTTCCGCGACGTAAGTACTTGGCCCATTAGTGCAACATCTATTCTTTAGGAGACCGTTATGAAATTTCGTCTGATCAGAGGCCTGCACGTTCAATACGGCAAGGTCTATAGAGCGGGCGATGTAGTTGATACGGAGTCTGACTTGGTTGTCTTATTTCGTAACAAATTCGAGCGAGTACCCGAGCTTGAAGTCGAAGCCGACGAAATAGATGATGACGAACTCAAGCGAGGCGCTGCACATAGTGAACGCAGCGCCTCGCTTGAAGGCTACGGCATGGATGTGACAGCTGACTTTTCGGCAGCAGAGCCGATTGGTTTAGCGGTGTATCGAAATGGCCGTAAGTACACTGTCGTAGATACCGCGTTTAAGCGGCCGTTACACGATAAGCCAATGACCAAAAAAGAAGACGTTCGGGCCTTTATCGACGGGATGAAGTGATGCCAAATTGGAAACCAAAAGCCATTTGGTTTGGTCAAGATGCCTATATCATAGGCGGAGGTCCATCACTTCGTGATTTTGATTGGGCATTACTCGAAGGTCGTCGTACAATCGGCTGTAATAAAGCGTATGTGCACGGTCCAAAATGTTGTGAAGTTTGTATCTTCGGCGACATTCGTTGGTGGGAATGCAATAAGACAGCTCTTGAACAGTACGTTAAAGCTGGCGGTATTGTGTTTACGAATTGTAGTCATTCAAGTCTAACAAGAGTGCCGTGGCTCATGTCGATGCCACGTGAGCACGACGGACTACACGCTAATGCACTTGGATGGAACACAAATACAGGCATGTCAGCTATCAACTTAGCTTTGATATTTGGAGCTAAAGTTGTGTATCTACTTGGATTTGACATGAGTCTAAGTGAAAACGGCAAAAGTAACTGGCATGACGATGTCATAAACCCACAGCAAGTGTTGCCGGCATCGTACGCAAAGTTTTTCAGTGCATGGCCGCCGTTGCTCCGTGATCTAAAAACAAAGTTCAGCGGCCAGCAACTTATAAACGTGAGCGACCGCACGGCACTACGTGATGTACACGGCATCGAGACAGTAGGAACTAAAGACTTTTGGAAAGGCAAACGCGATGGCATGGCTAGCTGAATATGCTACTGAGATAATGGCAATAGTTGGAGCGCTGTATACCATAGCCCGAACTGTCGTTGTATTAACGCCAACTCCAAAAGATGACGAAGCTTTGAAGCATGTTAGCGGTTTTCTTTTTGCATTATCAAAGACATTCGGACTTGACCTTAAACAAGGCCTGACCAAAACGACGTCAAACATCGTCCCAATGTCATTTGTTCTATTGGCCGTTACTATGTCAGGGTGTGCCTGGCCCGATAATCCTAAGGCTAACTTGCTAGCAAGTCAGAAGCTATACACAGCGACAGTGCAATCGTTGACTACAGTATATCGAGCTGGCAAAGTGTCAGAGACTGACGCAAAAAAGATCGATGTACTTATACACGAAGGTAACTCGTTCTTGCTTCAATGGGAAGCTGATGTTGCTAGTGGTGCAAATTCGAATGTTGCAGAACAAGCGTTTAAGTACGTGCTGATGAAATTGACTGGATTCAAGGTGAAGTATTTGGAGACGCCAGATGAACACAGGATCAGTACTACTAGTGATTGAACTCGTGGCTGAGGGCATAGGCGTCGCGAAAGAGATCGCAGACATCGCTCGCCGCGTCAAGGCCGGAAAAGAAATCACGCTCAAAGAAATTGAAGCAGCTCGCAAAGCAGTAAATGTAGCAGTGGCTGACTGGGATGCTGCAAGGCGAGATAAGGAGTAGCAGCGTGGAGTACAGAACGACGGTCGACAACGTAGAGCGAATTATCGAGGTTGATTCCGGCATCGACCTCGAGCCGTTTATCGAAGTGAGCAGTGCGCTTGTGACGCAGTGCTGCGCTTCTGCTGTGGATGCTAACGGCGTTGGATACACAGACACCCATCTCGAACTCATCGAGCGTTGGCTTGCCGCGCACGCGTACGCGACGCGGGATCCGCGATTTGAGAACGAGAAGGCCGGCACCGTGAGTGCAAAGAACCAGAGCGCGGTCGACCTCGGTTTTAATAATAGTCATTACGGACAAATGGCACTGCGACTTGATTACCTTGGTGGCTTAGCGCGTCTTGATGAGCAGTCCAAAAAAGGCAAGCCGACAAAGGCATCTGTGCGGTGGGTTGGTACCTCAAAAGAAGAACTAGAATCAAACTTCTAACTGGGAGCGTAAACAGTGGACCAAGCATCGCATAGCCTTAATGGCGCAACTACGTTCTTTGAGTGGGCTACTATCATTGGGTGTTATGGGCTGATTATTGGTAGTTACATCGCAGTCATTGCGTTATACGTATGGGTGTTCAAGCAGGTGGACGAAATGAAAAGATCATTTCACTCACATGAGATGCTCGATGGACGGCACACTCCAGTTGTAGAACTTGTTCGTAAAGGCGACTGCGACGGTCGATTTACGCTAATTCAAACTGAACTCGCAGTACAAAAAGAGGACATTTCAGAAACTCGTAAAGCAATCGACCGACTAAATACGCATATTAACCAAGGTTTCGATAGAGTAATTAGCGCTATCGAAGCGTCGAAAAGTCGGATGAAACCATGAGTCTTATTACAAAGATGCTAAGGCAGACGGCTGTATGGTGGCCACTCGCGTCCGCAAATAGCGGCGGGATTGACATTGATCAGTACGGCCGTCCTGTGCACGCAGCGCCGTTGGAAATCAAATGTCGCTGGGAAGATGTCGCTGTTGAGTACATCAGTCCAGACGGCACGCAGCAAACGAGTAAGTCTGTCGTGTATGTAGATCGTGACGTGCAAGTTGGCGAAATGTTGATGTTAGGCCAATTGAGTGACGTTACTAACATGAGTCAGCCATGGAATAACGCTGGAGCTTTAGAGGTGAAGCAGTTTTCCAAGTTGCCGGATTTGCGAGCAAGACGCTATTTAAGGACTGTGTATTTATAATGGCAAACGTTAAACACATCTCGGGTGTTGAAGCGTTGTTGACGAAGTTACGACGAACTGATCAAGCTCTGGAACGTAACTTTGAGAAGGGCCTTATAGCAGGCGGCTTGTACCTCCAGCGTGAAAGTCAAAAAGTTTGTCCTGTAGAATACGGTAATTTGCATAACAGTGCTACTACTCGTAAAGTAGCTGGCAAAGGCCGAACAGCAGACATCGTTGTAGCATACGGCCATAATGCTGAGTACGCGGTATACGTACACGAGAGAACTGAGTTGCACCATCGAGAAGGCAAACAAGCAAAATTTTTGGAAGGACCAGCTCGTAAGTATCGTGATCGCATCCTCAGTATTATTAAAAACGTAACGGCTGGATTCCGGTTTTAAGGACGACAATGACACCGTCTGAAGTCATATCCAAGTACTTGATTAGTCAAGCTCTGTTTACGGCTCCGTCTGTGGGCGGCACGTGGCCGCTGTACGAAACCGGGTTGCCTGACGGTAGCAGCGTGCCGGATGATGCAGCTGCTGTGTACGATGTAGCTGGGACGCTTGAGCCTAAAACAATGGACGGTATTCGTGTTGAGCACTATGGTATCCAGTTGCAAGCGCGCTCACGCGAGCACGCGAGCGGATACGAGAAACTCGTCGCTGTTGCAGTGAATTTGAACGCAGTTCACAATGCAGTTGTCGAGATTGCTAGTGGCGAGAACTATACT